ATGAACAAGAAGCAAATTTAATTCGTCAATCAAATGCACGAAGTCAATTTGGAAAAAATTATAAAGTAAACGGTATTGAATATGATGTAAAAACAGGACGTGCAATAAACCCACCTGCCAATGTATTTATACCAGCCCGTAGTGATAGTGGTTTAGTCCCACCCGTTTCTACAGGTAGTGGCCAATCTAATGCCGCTGGTACACCAGAGCAAAGACGTAATGTATCACAACGAGCAATGATCGTTGATGCACTATCTGCGCCCCCCGTGGGTCTTCCCACTGGAGCAAATATTCCAGCCAATACCATGTCATCTGACGCTCAGTTATATCCAACTGAATTAGCAGCAAGATATGGACAAGAACAGGCCTATGGTAATGAGCTTTTGAAAGCAGGTACTTTGGTTCCTAGGCTACAAGAAGCTGGAGCAACACCTGGAATGGCCCCAGAAAATTTTGCTGCATGGGCAAAAGCAAATCCTGGCCTAGCTATACGTTTACTAGGACAAGCACAAGGAGGTTGACATGTCATTAGAAAATTGGTATACATTTTTAACGACACCTAAAATAACGCAACTTAGCAAAGGAAAAATTCCTGTATTTACAAAAGAACAAGCAGCAGGATTGCTCGGAAATTTACGAATTGAAACAGGAAGACCTGATTTTAAAAACTTAGATGTTGTAGAGGCAGGATCTGGTGCTGGCCGTGGAGCAGCTCAATATACTGGAGTAAGAAGAGCTGCATATGACAAAGCTCGTCAAGCAGCTTTAAAACAAGGCATTGATCCCAATAGTACTGATTTTCAACAACAATATTTTGTTAACGAGTACCTTGGTAAATATGACCCAAAACCAGGAGCAAGTTTAATTGGCTGGACACAAACTTTTGAAAAGATGCCAAAATCTGGCACTCCGGCTAGTTATGCAAAGTATTTCTCTGATCAATATTTTCGCCCAGGTGAGCCACATCTAGAGAACCGTCAAAAAGCCGCTGGAGATATTCTTAAACAAGTCTCTTCTTTTGCCACTCCCTCTACTACAACTATTTCGGCTCCCCCTCCTGTACCTACTAATCCTATAGACAAAGGGAATGATTTGGCTCGACGTTTATTAGAAATGATTAAATTAAAAGTACCAGGTGGCCCCTTGAGTCAAGCTCCTGATAACATAGAAGAAGGGCTTAGCCCCCTAGGCAATTCCCCCCTGGATCAATATTTGTACAACATTTAAAATGGCACGTTTTTCTGACTACGTAAATACAACCGATACCATTCTTCCAGGAGATGTATACAAATCTGAACGAAAATTGCTTGGTTTATCTCTTCCAGATCCGCAAACAATTTTTAATTACAATGTAAGAAAAAAAACAATTTTTAAACCAGAATCTTATTTTGGTTCTCCGGCAGCTGCACCATCTACTGATTTATTTCAAAACTTTTTAAACTTACAGCAAAACCCGGAAGCCTTGGCTAATGCTCAAATGCAAATGCCAATGACTCCCTTTGGCCCTTTATCACCAGGAATGGTGTAGAATTTAAAATATAAGAATTAAGGTAAAAAAATTGTCCTCAACTTCTTCAAATAAACAACCTCTGTTTATTGACCGTCCGTTATTTGATTCGGTGCGAGTCACAACACAAACCGTTGGTAGCACCAGTACCAATACTTTGTTTGTACAAGGGGGTCAAGCTCCGTCCATCCTTGTTGATATGGATGCAACCCTTAGCGATGATATGAATAGTGGCGCTGTAGTTGACTCAATCTCTATTGTTCGCAATGATAGCTACAGGGCTGCTGATTACACCGTAAGTGCAACTACCTCAGGCACACCAATTTCCTTGGTTAGTGGTCAAATTGTTTACGTAACAACCACTAGCAGCTTTACTGGTGCAGGTTCAGCAGCAAGCGGTCTTGGATATTACACATACACTGGAGCTACTACGTTGACAGGGGTAAACACAACTCTTGTCTACTCAGGTGGTACAGCATCTGGTTTTAATTATGCCAACATAAGCTATGGTGTGCAACCTGCTGTAACTTTTGTGTTCTATCACACCCGTAACACAACTGTACCTATTCCAGCCAGTGGTGACTACAGACTACTGTTTTCCAAAACAGTCCCTGCAAACAGTGGTGTAGTTGACTGTTCTGATGTGATGCCCCAACTGGCCACTCCTACCGCCTCTGCGGGCAATACCAATGGTTTGGGACCTACGGCACCTTTACGTAACAAAGGCATCTACCTGGAGCGAGGAGACCGCATCTACGTGGGTGTATTCCCTGATGGTCCCCATACAGCCGGTTATATTCCCGGTGCACAGGTCTATGCACAAGGTGGTTTCTTCTAGAGATGGGCTTTAAGGGAGCAAATAGCTTCGGGTCTTTTGAACGTAAGAAAGACTTTGTTGTTAAAAATGTTACCCCTATCACCACTGAATTTTCTAAAGGAAGTGTCCGTGGTTCTATTGCTGCTGTAAACAGAGAATCTGCTTGGACAAGATGGCGTCGTGGCTATGAGCTATCCTCGTCCAGCTCTTATGACAACGCATATCAATATAGATTTATATATGATATTCCGTTCCCTTCAGGGACAATAACACCTTCTGGCACTAATCCCGTCTCGACTGTTTCAGGTGCATTCAAAGGATTTCCAACCACAGCAAAAGAATTTGGTATGCACTGGGCTGGTGTTCGTAACCAGGGCAACATGCGTACTGATGAGTTATTTGATTCGTTGGGTGAAAGACTTTCAGTTGTAAATGTTACAGAAGACAATTATTTCTGGTACGTACAACTAAAGGGTACTTGGAGTTCAAGCAACCCGTTACCCGCACCCTTGTATGCCACAGTCTCTGGTGTTACCACACCACTCAAACCAATGAATGGTGAGATCCTAGAGGACAGGATAATCACAGTCAGTGGCACACCAATAACAGCAACTACAATCAATCCTAATACACAAAAAAGATATGGCTATGTCCAGGCTGTGCTAGTTGACGTAAATCAAGATGCAGGAATTCTTAAATTAAAAAAAGCTGGGTCCGTAGAAGTAACACATGACAAAGCATTTTTAACACCAGCAACTAAGCCACCTGCTATAGGGAGATTTTTAATTACTGGCAATAGATATGCTTGCACTTGTCAAGACTTCACACATAGAGATTACTTCTTTATGTCATCAATCAATAACACAACTAGAAAATATTTTCCGTATTCAAGTGTTACATCAATCAAACCCGGACGTTATGAAAACATCACACTAAGTGGTGAGCTTGATAACAACACAACATCATATTCATTAAATGACAGGGTAATGAATGTTGTTGCGCCTTCAGCTACGTATCAACTATTAGATGACATTGCTATATCAGAAGTAAATCGTTTAGCAACAAGAGACAACCCCGGTGTATTTAGAGACTTTGGCGCCACTTATGTACGTAGCACAACAGACTTATCACTCCCTGGTAATACAGCGGAAGGCATGCCTGTGTACACAGACTACTCACAAGAGCAGAATGTAATTACAAGCTTGGGCGATAACTGGGCACCAGTGTTAGATGAAATGCGTTATTGCAAACATATCTATTCAATGAAGTTTCAGGAACATGTGTTTCCCCCTGAACCTTCTGATTTTCCCGTAGGAATGGATTCAATGGCTGAGTGGGAGCAAAAACTGGTACAAGAAGCAGAAGATAATCAAAAACAATACCAAGCATTTAACGTAACCAAAAAAGCATTAAGTTACATGGATGTTCCACCATACAACTGTCAATCTCCTGTGATGGCTCCAATGTTACAAAAGTTGTTTAACATTCCAAATCAAATTGTCAGCCTGTCAGGCTTCAGAATGATTGACAAAACGGGACATATTTACATACCAGCTTCAGGAGAAAAGCCTTCTCTGTAGGTTTTTTGTAGTATAATATAACGAAGACTAATCAGTCTTAAGGAATTCAAGGGCTAGTTACATTGCACCAGGCTGGCCCGTTGGTTAAAGTCTAGGCAACAACATGCGTACTTCCCATGACCTACACTGTTTCCCCTCCCCTCGACCAGAGGGTAGTTGACGATTTCTTTCATTTATTAAGAAGCCGTAAGACCAGTAAACTAGCCTGGTTTTATGGCATGCTTGCAACCTATGGGGTAAAACCAGAAAATTTAAAAGGGTTTACCTGGAACGACGACGGAACAATTAACGTCTCAAACAAAAAGAAACCTGTACGACCCATGCATCCGCAATGGGTTTTTTTGTTTCAACTCAAAGAAAAGCAACCCCCAAATCTTGAGAGTTGCTGGAGAGACGCTTGGTTACTTATCTATGAAGCCATGGCATGTAAAGAAGTTCAATGCAATGTGATTGAACTGTTACTTGCTTATAAGATGCGTAAAGCTTTCTATAAGCCTGCTAAACCATTGACTCAGACATCTCCTGTTCCCGCTTACGCATAGCACGTTGTACAGACCCACGGTTCCACAGATAACTATCCCTGGAGTAGGTCTTGCCCTTGAATGCAGCATAGTGGGGCCCCAGCTTGAGGGTGCCATCATCACGCATGCGGAATAGAGTCTGACGGTCAATGCTGAGCGCATCAGCCATTTGATTGGCTGTCACCCATTGAGCTGTTGCGGCCATGTGAAAAAACCGTGTGCATTCCTACATTACACAAAAATTTTAGCTTTGGTAGGTACTTAAGAAAGAATTCGTAAGTTTACGTTTCTTTACAGAAGCTAGGCCATCTTAAAATTAGGTAATGGCAATTATAGAGTATGTTCGCAACAGAGCATGACCCTCTCGCCTTACTGATTGAAGTCACACCAAAGTCTGCTAAACGCCGTTTCCGAGAAGAAATCTACAAGTCCTGGGACCACTGCTGTGGTTATTGCGGAGCCCCAGCCACAAGCCTGGATCACATTATACCTAGGTTTAGGTCTGGGTCAAGTAACTCTAACAATTTATTGCCATCTTGTCAGAAGTGCAACAGTAATAAAGGATCGATCAAGATGGAAGACTGGTACCCAACACAGGATTATTTCTGTGAAGAGCGTATGAAAAAAATTAAAGAATGGATGAACCAAGAACTATTTAATATTTTCCAGTACACTGGTGATTACGTGACGTACAAGCAGGCAAGTTAATGGGTCTTCGTTATGATTCTAGCCAGTCAGACGGCAATAGATGGATTGTCGCAAAAGAAAAAACTGACCATGATACACAGCAACGAACAACAGACTTGTTGGCTACAGACAACGCAGAAAAATATAGACAGGGTGTAATAGATTGGTATAACAGTATGGGCAAGCCAGTGCAATGGACCAAAGACAATCAAACACAATATTATCTTAAAGCTAATGAAGATAATATAAATAAATCAAATAACCAAACTATTTCAGAAAATAACAATTCAATAATTGCAACTAATGCTGCCAATGATGTATTAAACAGAAAAAATAGTGCAAAAAATAAATCTTATGATGCGGTCATAGATGCAGCTACAAGAGTCAATAAAGGAGAGTATGTAGATAAAAGAGAAATAATAAGAAATGTGATTAAAGACTTACCGGATTTAACAGAAGATGAAAAAAAATCACTTCAATCCAATCTTGAAACACATTTTAAATCTTTTTATAAAACAGAAAAATTAGAAAAGTGGGATATTAATTTAGGGGCCAAACCTTTAGATGGTGATTTTGAGCCTGGCTTTTATAAAAAACAAAATAACGGACAAGCTGCACAAGAATGGCAAAAAGCGGTAGACAATGATGATGTAGATATTGTTGACAGATATGGAGAAGAAGGTTTTTATTTACAACACTATACAAATATTGGAAAGAAAGCAGGTGTTCGTGGCAATGCAGTAAAGCCAATAGAAGCAGCAAGCAACTATAAAGAATTAAAGCCTACCGATACAGATATTGCAGCCGTAAGAGATCTACAACTAGGTATTCCTTATGAAGCACAATCTGACAGATTGTTGAAAATAAAAGAGGTAGCTGATGCATGGGAGGCAGCAAAAAATAATGATCCATATTGGAGTAAATTAGCAAAAGAAAAATATCTTGATCCAACTGACAAAGAACAATTTACTGTTCTTTTTAGATTGTCAAACAGGCCAGAAGATAAACAAGCTGCTTTTAAATACAACTTAAATACAGGATCTGGTATCACTGAATTAGAAGACGCAATTAACCAGGCGGGGGGTGAAAAAATGCAAGTAGATGTTAAAAAGTTTTCCGTTTTAAGGCAAAATGTATTAAAAGATACCATGGCTGAAATGAAAAAAGCTAAAGCACAAGAACAGAATTTAAGTCTTTATAAAGGGTTCAGTACTTTTGGGGACATATTAAATGTTAATAAACAACTCACTGACTCTATTCTTGGTGATACGGGAGTAGGTGGAATACTCAGCCTTACCAGTGGAGGCAAAGCAGAAGAAAATCTTCAGAAAGGAATGGAAAAATTAACAGGCATAAAAAACAATGTTACATATAACTGGCAAAAATGGTTTGATGAAACTTTAAAAACAAAATATGATCAAGACCTTAGCTTAGGATACAAGGAACAAGGCATAGAAAAACAAATTAACATAGACAAAGAGTTTGCTAAAAATTATATTGACGGTTATTTAAAACCAAGATTTGATACATCACGTTCAATGGATGAATTTAACGAATATTTAGATGTTAGACAAGAAGAACAAAACCCTTTCCAAACACAAGACTTGATTAATGCTATGCAGTTAACTGCTGATACAAGAGCTAAAGCTTATTTAGACCAAGTTCAAAAAAGTGATGACAAATTTTTTGACTCTGATTTTTATTTTAATCCAGTAGGAGACAAAGCAAGAGAGACTGCCTATGCCGATCAAAAAGCAACAGTTGAAAAAGACTGGGAAGAAGCTAAAGCTGCAATTGCAGCTAACAAAGGAGACTCTTATTGGGAACAACAAGCATATAGATTTGGTGTTGATGTAAATGATAAAACACAATTTGCTCGCATGCACTTTCAAGTTAAAGGACAAGGACAAGGCTATGATGCTGCTGAAGATATACTTAATGCTAGTAAAGTAAGTGATGAAATTTACACCAAAATACTTCCTGCGTTAAAAACACAAGCAGAAAAAAGTGGCATGACACCTTGGGTAAATTTTATTAAACCAGAAGAATTTGCCGATGAAGTATTAAAAGGTGTCGATCCAACAACCAATAAAGAAGCCTGGGACGAGATATTAAAAAGATATGGAATCAGTGACTTCAAGGGTACTGTAGATGAATTAAAATCCTATATTACTGAATCATTGCGATCAGATACAGCTACACAAATTAGAAAAGAGATAAAATATTTAAACGAAAAAAAACAAGATCCAACCCAACAATCTTTGGGAGTTACTTACATAGATAGACCAGAAGATTATAAAACAGGAACACCACCAGCAGATACAGAGTTATATAAAATTTTTCAAAAAGCAGGTTTTCAAGGTACCGAAGAAAGTTTTTATAAAGATTTTATGCCTGATGTAAATCAAGAAGACATGAAATTTTTAAACCTTGGGGCGACAAATAAATCTCTTAGTTTTTCAGGCTTTAATCCTAAAGATCCTTATGAAGCTCTTGGTACCCTGGAAAATCTTAATGAAGATACAGCGTCAACTTCTAAAAAAGAAACAACAAAAGAAGAAGATAGTCCATTTAAAATAGATATTGACAGTACAGAAGATACCGGCTCAGACGAAAGTCAGTCCTTTCTTGGTAATTACGCCTCTTTGTTTAAAAAGAAATAATGTCTGACCAACACAGAAAAGCAGCAAGTGCCGCTGGCCGCTACAAAAAAGAAAGCATGCAGTGCAATAAACCTCAACGGGCTCCAGCTGGGGATACGCATAAGTGGGTTGTTAAATCATGCCATGATGGAGAAGAAAAAATAGTTAGGTACGGCAGGCGTGGATACCAGGACTACACACAACATCACGATAAAAAACGTCGTGCTAATTTCAGGTCAAGAATGGGATGTGATAAACCAATGGATAAAAACACCCCAAGATATTGGGCATGCTCTCGGCTCTGGGGGTAAGAGTCTATGGTAAATGAATAAAAACTAACGCAATTTGGATTACTTATGTATGATAGTTGTAACATGCTTACTTCCATCGTGCAGGATCTATCTACTGGCATTGAGCTAATCATGAAATATGAAGGGTTCAATGAAAAATCTTTTCCTGATCCTTCTACTGGTACAGCACCCTACACTATTGGATTTGGTAGCCAATATTATCCCAACGGTGAACCAGTAGGCAAAAGTCAGTTATGTACGTATGAAAAAGCAGAGGAATATTTAAATCACGAAATAGATGAAATTAAAAAAGCTCTTGCAAAAGAAGTGCCTGACCTTAGTGGATACATGCTAGAAGCTTTGATTTCTTTTGTGCATTCCATTGGTTGGGAGCCTTTTCTTTATAGTGATATTTTGGATGCCATTGAAGATGAGGATCGAGAGACAGTAGCAGACGAGATGTATCGCTGGGTTTTTGACCAGGATCATCAAGTCGTGAGCAACCTTATTTTCAGACGACGGGAAGAAATTAATCTGTTCTTAAGCAGTACTCTTGAGCAAGGACTTAATTTTGGTGGACAGCTTTTGTTAAATGCTTTTGCTCGTTATGAGAACACCTCCGGACAAAACAAAGCTATTAGGCATCTTGAAGCAGCAATCCACCCTATGGTATTAACTGAATTTATTAATCAATTTAAGTTACCAGAATTACAACAGTCTGAAATTACGGTGTAAGCTTTAGAATAGGTACAGGCAGCGCATGAATTTTCCAATGGCCCCCTCTATTGAACCCCAGGATTTTGAACTTCCTTTGGAGTTCAAATTTGCTAGGCGCAAAGCAGAGCTACAAGCAGCGGAAATGACGTGGGATCAGTTGTATAGTGCTTTGTTAAATCTTTACAGCCAACGTCTAATGGAGATTACTGCCATCAAAGACATTCTAGCCGAAGAAGGTGTTAATATTGATTTTGATATCACATCAGAACTAGAACTGGAAGAACTGGCTCTGATGTGTGGCGACTACGAAGATGAAGATGAGGAAGACGAAGATAACCTTCAGCCTTTCTGAGAACGCTCTAGGTACCATATAGCCTTCTTAAGGGACTCATCCTGTCCTTTTGACCGTTCTCTCCAGGTGTACTTCAAAGCATTACCCTTGCAGTACCCACGAAACTCTTCAGGTGTTAATGCAGCCTGGATCGCATCAATACATTCAATATCCCCCTGGTTGTAATGAGGGGGATGATTAACCCTATCAATTACATGCCCCGGCGCATCGCTGATAGTTTCTTCTCTTTCCCTGGTACTTGACCCAGGTCCAGCAATACTGCACCCTTCGCTAGTGGCACAGCTCCTACTTCCATTCCCTCCTCCACACTCGGAATATATCCTGTAAGACCCGGTCGGCTGGTTTCCTGTTGCATGTTGGGTGGACATTGGTTCCCCTCTAGGGCAAGGTTTAGACGAGGGCGGCCTTCTTGCGTAGCCACCAGACCTCTATTGTACTGGTCATAAAGGGGAACGTCGTTCTCTTCGTTGTCTAATTCTGCACCAAAATCACATTCATTCAACTGACGGCCCCCAACTTCATCAGGGTTAGGAATACCACGGCGCATGAATTCACCTAAGAAATCATCAGCATTTATTGCGTTATGCATTTGTTTAAATCTTCTTCGATTACAATATTAACATGGGACGATTCTACGAGCCACGTAAGGATTCACCAAAGGGTTATATCCCCGGTGGATATGATCCCTCAGTGGATGCTGGTACATCTGCAAGTGATACATCTGACTTAAGCCCTGGCGCAAGTTATAACGTTGATACGCGTCATTTAGATACAGAAGAACAAAAGACAGCGGGACGTGCTGATACCAGAAATCAAAAGCAAGAAGAACGCGTACAAAAGTTCATGGCAGCAGCAAAGTCTGCAGGTAAGTTTAAGCAAAGTGCCGCTCTCCGTGAACCAACTAGCGCAGATCAAGGAGAGGTATTTTCACCCGTAGGCAGTACGCAATATTCAGCTAAGCCTAAAAGTACATACGGCCTACCCTTCGTCTAGGTAGTTACTGTAGTCTTGCATCTCCAAAGCATCTTGCAAGTGGGTAAACATTTCTTTAATTGTATTCAAGACCCACTGTACATTTTTAGTGCGACTTCGGCTAAGAGCCGCACGTAACATATCATTCTCCTGGTGCACCACAGCATCAGTAATAATTTGTAATATTTCCAACCGTTGGTTTACATCTTCAGGGTCAAGTTTCATACTCGACACGTAACAATTTCCTTAGGTTGATCCTGGTACTTACCATTGCGATCTTCGTAGGTTGTACCACAGGGATTTCCCTTGAAGAACATCAGTTGAATGATGCCTTCATTGGCATAAATACGGTTAAACAATGGTGTGGCATTACTAATCTCAAGGGTCAGATGGCCTTCCCACCGGGCTTCTGCTGGTGTGATATTTGTAATAATCCCTGATCGGGCATAGGTGCTTTTCCCCATTGCAATAACTGTTACATCTTCAGGAAGTGAGATGCGCTCTTCTGCTACCGCTAGGCAATATCCATAAGGAGGAATAAGAAAATATTCTCCACGCTCATCTTTAAGTAGTTCAGTGGGACGCAAGATTTCTTGGTTGAAATTCTTAGGGTCAGTTTCACCTACATCAATACGACCAAAGACAAGGCATTGCATAGGTGATAACCTGATGTCATACCCATAAGAACCTAAGCCGTAACTAAGGACACGTCGACCATCCTCCTCTCTAACAATACGGTCCACAAATGGCTCAATCATGCCATGGTTCAAGGCAAGTTCTTTGATTTCTAGGTCGCAGAGAAGGGTCATCTGTGGGTTTCAGTCCTACTCAGTGTACCCTACTTAACAAAGAATCCGACCTTTCTCAGAGTAAATATCAATAAATCTTTGTGTTGCCGCAGATGCGTCATCTTGTGGCTGAAGGTACACCACAAGTGAGGTACAGGTACGTTGTGTGCTGATTCCCTCACTTGAAAATTTAACCAGCTCTGGGCACGTCTTAAGGATACAGACAGGAAAATCAAATATTTTTTGCTCGTACCTGATCATGTCAGGACAGTTGGTAAAGTATAAACCCTGCTCAATTTCTTTATTTAGCCAGGCACGATACAACCTATGGAACCACACCGCGTGAGATGACGTTATTGCAGTAGCGTTAGAGCGTGTCATTTTCCATTTATCTAAACGCTTGTCAAAGTAATATGAACCACTAGGAGGAAACACGTAGACTTTTCCAAACCATTCAATGTGATTCAGTCCATCATCCTGAGGCGTATAGAAGTTAGTGGCTTCTACATACGTATTGGCTAGCTTGGAGCTAGCAGCATCAAGATCAATTTCCCCCAGAAGACTGTGTGCTGCTGTGACCAGGTCTGCATTTGTAATAAGCTCCTGGTCCTCTTTACGCATATTAAAGTTGACGCCCATTATTCTGTCACCTGGTTGTAGTTGATTTCAAAATAGCGTAAACCATTATGATCATTAATGATGTACCCAGCCTTTTCCGCAGGATCAATCTTCTGAGCAGCATTTAAGATACGACGGAAGCTTTCGGCAAGATCATCATTATTAACTTCTTCACATTCTTCTTGTGCCTCATGCAATTCCCCAAGGGTCCAATAGAACATGCTTCGATCTTCCAGCTGAGGTTGGAATACCATGACCCCAGGACCTTCTTTGTCCCAGAACTCAAGATACATTTGACCCATGTCACCGAGGACAAAACGTACGGTCGTATCTAGAATCTTTGCTTTCTCAGGGGAATAATCCTTATCAAGCAGATTGGCTAGTAGGTCTTCTCGTCTAGTCATGGTTGAATAAGTCCTTGTTTAGTAAGAGATTCAAGCAACTTGGGAAGCGGCTGGTACACACAGACCATCTTACCGATGATGCCTCGTTTTTTTACGAGGTTTCCACTGTCATCTTTTAGTTTATTAAATTCTTTAGCCCGAATCAAGTACTCAGCAACACACCTTAATCTTCTCTTGAGAGATAGTTCAGCTTGCGGGAACCTACCGCAGATTGTATCAGGTGTCATGTCAGCAAACGCTAACCGTAATCTATTGGCAAGGGTCATGCTTGAATTAGCGTCCTCTTCCTCGTAATCTCTAATGTTTAACAGATACCGCTGGAGGCATCCGTCATCAAAAGAACCAAAGGGAGGTAGGAAGAGGGTAACTTGTTTTGCTATAATACTCGGGAGTAATTGAGAATAATTCTCAAGAGTGACGGTTGTTACGTCTAGGTCTTCTATTAGATGGGTCATATCACAAGTGGGCGCTGTGCTTGTAGACATACATGGTCTTATTTCGTAGATCACTGGGTTCTACTGGTCGATCTTTGGAAAACGACCGGACTAATTCATTCCAAGGAATACGAATAACTGCTTTGCCACTAGCGCGAGGACAAATATTAATATAGTGTATACCTTCTACCCACCCTGTGCCGCCTTTAGTTTTTGCTTTGCTAATCCAATTTCTAATTGTTTGATCAGAAATGCTAAGGCGCCTGGCACATTCTTCTGTTGAAATATATTCGTCAGCGTACATCTCAGGATTCATCAGGTCCGTTTCTTCGGTTTTGTAACGAGAATGCCACATTGACCCTAGGATAGTTTTGATGCCTTTTAATTCAACGGCAATATCCTCAAGACTTTTTCTAAGACCGTGTTGCATGGTGTCAATATATCTTTTTTTATGCTAGCTTTAAAACAAGCAGATTGTTACCCATGGAAGAAAATCAAGTTCCCGCTAGCACACCCCCGCAAATGCCACAGATTCCTGAAGGGTATATTTCTCCAGAAATCCTGGAACAACTCAAAGCACAAGCTCGTGCTCAAGCTATTCAGGCAACACTGAATCAAAGTGTACCCCCTGCTACCGTGCGTCCAGCACCTAGGCCTACCCCTGCCCCTGATAGGGTTGTCTACGTTCGTCGCAATCTGACCGTAGCAGAATTGATTATTGTATTTATGCTTTCTTGTGGCCTGGTACTAGGTATTCAAGGTGGTTGGCACCTGGCAAATAATCTTCCCCGCATTGAAGTGAAGTGGAATAAGTAAAAAGGATTTATAATCTTAATAGGGGAATTTGTTGACTATTAAATGGCTAATAGAAGGATATCCGAACTACCAAGCATAGAAGGTAATCAGGTAGGTGAACAGGACCTGTTTACCTTGGTGCACGTATTTGAAGTTGATCCTAGTTTAAAAAATAAAAAAATTACCATATCAGGTTACAAGGATTACCTGAATACTTATTATTTAACAGCTACTGGCGGGACTTTGTATGGGTCTTTAGATATACAGAATAATTTAACAGTTCAAGGCACTGCAAATATATCTGGTATTACTACGTCAGGTAGTTCAATTTTTTCTACTATTATTGTTCAAACCACTGCAACAGTCTCTGGTACTATCAGTGGTGCCACAATTACAGGTAATAATTTAAACGTATCTAATGCTCTGATTGGTACAGGGAATTTTACCTTAGCCAGTGGGACTACAGCTAATTTTGTCACGTTGTCTGGCACAACTATTACCGGCGGCACGATAAACGTAACAACAACTAATATCACTTCAGGTATATTTGCTGCTGGCAGTGCTGCCGCACCATCAATTGCCTTTACCGGCGACACGGATACAGGCATATATAGCACTGGTGCAAACCAACTAGCCATCTCAACTAATGGCACGGGGCGGCTGTTTGTTGATGCGACAGGTGTAGTTGTATCGGGTACGTTAAGTAGAAACGGATTTAATGTCGTAACTGTCGGTGATGTTGGAACTGTAACTAGCACAATGATTGCTAGTGGTACAATCATCGATGCTAATGTCAATATAAGCGGAGCTATTAATGCGACTAAGTTAAACTTCTTGCAAGCTGGCACTGGTGCAACAGCAAGGACCGTTGATTCCAAACTTAAGGAGGTTGTGTCCGTCAAGGACTTTGGAGCGGTAGGGGATGGAGTAGCTGATGACACAGCAGCTATTCAGGCCGCACTAAATTACGGTGCAACTGGAGGCTATACCGTTACCGCTGCTGGCACTTTTAAGATTTCCAGCAAAGTAACAATTAAAGGAAATGCCGATTTTTCTAATGCAATTTTCAACGTTTACAGCACTCCGGCCATTGCCCTAGAAATTTCCACGGGTAATGCTTCCAATCCAACCACAATACTTTATAACGCTGTAATCTACCTGCCTAAGGTTTTAAATAATACAACTAAACCAGCAACTGGTTGGGTTGGTCAAGGAATTGGTGTTCGTACTGTCAACACTCATTCATGTCAAATCTTTTTTGGAAGAATCGTAGGATTTGATACTGGAATTTTGTGTACTGCCTATAATACAGGAAATGTATTTACCACTCATTATTTAGGTGTTATTGAAAATAATAAACAGAATTTACGACTTGAGCCAGGTAATAGCGCTGGGTGGGTTAACTCAAATACATATATTGGTGGGGCATTAAAGTATTACTCAAGTGAAGGCGTCCGCGTAGCCGGGGCATATCATATTAACATTGAGAACAGTGTAACCATTTGCAATCATCACTTATTCTTAAATATAAGTGTCGAAAGTGACGTGCCCGAATACAATCTTCGTTGTGCTGGTAGTTATAACATATTTCAACAACTGCGTTGGGAGACCACTGGATTGCCGATGAGGGTTTTATTTTTTGGTACTAATGCCAATCATGGAACCAGGAACATGATTCTCGGTGGATATGATATTGAGGCGCTTGAAGTTACATATTCTGGCACTACTGGCCTAAATAATGTACTTTTTGGGGCTGCAACAACAGTATTTGAAACAGGATCAGGTGGAGTTCCCCTTCGCTACCAAAACGTTTCATCAGCTGGTTCGCCTATCCGAAGATTTTACTCAACAACGCCGGGCGCACCTTGGGCAAATGGATCAGATTGGACAGTTTCTGAAAGTGCAATTGCGTTAGAAGGCAAACAACCTGGAGATACTTACCCACGAATTAAATTAGATTATACAAACGGTAGATTGTATGTTGGGAATGCAGCTGTAGCTTTGGCTATGTATTTTGAATCTTTGGGTTCAATTGCACTTGGAGCTTCTGCTAATTTCTGCCCAATAACTCAAAACAACCTTAGCTTGGGTATAGACAACTACCGTTGGTCAACTGCTTATCTTTTTACCGCTCCTATCGTTACCTCTGATCAAAAGAATAAGCAAGATATTTCAAGTTTAGATGATGCTGAGCATCGTGTTGCTGTAGCCCTGAAGGGTTTAATTAAAAAGTTTCGGCTTAAAGATTCCGTACAAACCAAGGGCGATGAAGCTCGTATCCATATAGGTGTAATTGCTCAAGAGGTAATCGCAGCATTTCAAAGCGAAAGCTTAAACCCGTTTCGCTATGGCATGGTTTGCCACGATGAATGGGATGCCACGTTTGACGAAAGTGGTTCTGAAATTTCTCCCGCTGGTGAAATCTATAGCATCCGCTACGAAGAACTATTGGCCTTTATTATTTCGGCCCTCTAATGACTTACCAACTCTCACCCGCCCTTAGGGGCAGCCCAGCAACCCCTACCCCCGGTGACCTCCAATGACAAAACCACGCGACCTAGCCACCCTTGGTGGTGGCTTTACTCAATCAGGAACAGGCGCGATCCAGCGTACTGTTGAGAATAAACTGAAGGATACTGTTAGCGTTAAGGATTTTGGGGCTGTGGGGGATGGGGGGCGCTAAAATAGATCGAAGACAAGCGCCGACCATGGACCCCGGCACCCTCGCTTTACAGGAACTACGGCAACCTTCCTAAATATCACTGGCAGTACCCTAGCTCTTACCGCAGGATCAGGTTCTACACCAGCCCTTGTTTGTTCTGGTGTGGTATCAGGTAATGCCGGTGGTTTTATAATCCAAGGTCCATTGATTATCCTTCCTTAATTTATACGGTAGAATTAAAGAAATAAGATTTCAAAAACATGGCTTACGGTACCATCAAAGTTGATAACATAATTTTTACTAACGGTGGTTCTGACCAGACCGTTACCGTATCAGGCATTGTTGCTTCTACTTCAGGTAATCTAACGGTTACAGGAACTATTTCTGGCGGTACTGTCAAAGGTACATACGGCTCTTTTACAAGTCTGACGGGTGTTACAACTTCTGGTACCACAGCTAATTTTACTAACGTAAACGCTCAAAATATTGGTGTAACAACTTCATTAAGCGGGCTTGCTATTACAGGGGGTACAGCAGGTTTTACTACTGTTACTGGTACAACTGTCACAGGAACCACTGCTAATTTTGTTACAGTATCAGGCACAACTATAACCGGTAATACAGGCAGCTTTCAAACAATCACGGGTAATACTGCAGGCTTTACCACTATTACAGGTACTACCATAACGGGCACAACGGCTAATTTTGTCACGTTATCTGGTACTGCCGATGCAACAATTTACAACGTACGTATTGGACGCGGTGCAGGTGCGCAGAACAGTAACACGGTAGTAGGTAATCTTGCGCTAAATGTCAACACCACTGGCTTTCAAAATACAGCAGTTGGCGCTAATGTACTGCGCGTTAACAATGATGGTAATTACAATACTGGGGTTGGGTTGGACGCGCTTTACAGCAACACCAACGGTAGCGCAAACGTTGCCATGGGATTAAATGCTCTTCGCGCTAACACTACCGGCGAGGGCAATACTGCTATTGGGGTAAATACTTTACTTGTCAATGTAGGCGGCAATTACAATACTGCCATTGGACAAAACGCTCTTACTGCTAATACTGCTGGCATCAATAATACTGCCATTGGAATTAATGCTCTTGCCTCTAATGTTAGCGGCAGTTATAACGTTGGAATTGGCCCTGGCGTATCGTCGAGTAGCAGCACAGTCAGCAATGAAGTAAACATTTACAATGGTAGTATTACTGCGCGGTTCCAAGGCGCAGCATCCGCATGGAATTTTGTGTCAGATGCGCGAGATAAAACAGACATTCTAGACTTAACGTTAGGGCTAGAGTTTATATCGGCATTGAAACCTCGTAGGTTCAAATGGAATCTACGTCATACTGAGATTGACAAAGGTAAGCCTGCTGCTGGTTTTATTGCACAAGAATTGTTAGAAACAATTGAAGACTTTGATGCCTCTTATGTTAATCTTGTACATACTGACGACCCTGAACAATTTACTTTTGCCCAAGCTAACATGGTTCCTGTTTTAGTTAATGCTATACAAGAACTTAGTGCTATGGTAAAAGAGTTGCAATTAACAGTTTTAAAAAACACTTGATTAATTTTTAAAATTATGACAGGCAAACTTACGGATGCAGCAAAGTTTTACAAAGGACTTAAACAACAAGATGAAGCATTTAACTACCTCGAATCTATTACACCTACAGATAAATTAGAAGAATTTTTTATTAAATATCGTAGTGATGCACCAGTAGACACTACCTACATTAATAACTGGGAGGGTGTTGTAACAGCAGCCAAGGTCTCTGGTGCTAAATATCCAGAGTTAGTTGCAGCGCAATGGGCATTGGAATCAAACTGGGGAAAAGATGTCTCGGGTAAAAACAACTATTTTGGACTTAAAGGAACAGGCTCTGATCGATCTACACAAGAATTTGTTAACGGTAGTTGGATCACAATTGTTGATGGGTTTATTGATTTTCCTGACCTACGGACTTGTGTTGCCTACCTTGTTGATAGATGGTACAGAGACTACAAGACCTACAAAGGTGTTAACAACGCACCAAATCGCAACGCAGCAGCAAATCAACTCAAAGAACAAGGCTATGCCACGGACCCTAATTACCCCACAAAGCTCATCCAAATAATGGACAATAAACTTGGTACGCCAGGCGGTAACGTTTCCAAATTAAATCCGTTGCCCGTACTTTACATGAGTCAACGGGATAATTATCGTGACGCAAGTAGAACATGTTTTAGTTCCAGTTGTGCAATGATGTTGAAATACCTCAAACCAAAAGCTATTGCTGGTGATAACGACTACGTAAAAGTAGTCTTTAGCTATGGTGATAGCACTGATAGCACTGCTCAGTTAAAAACTTTATTTCACTTTGGTGTAGAAGCAAGGTTTAATACCAAGGCAACACCTGAATTAATTAAAAAACAAATTGATAACAACAAACCTGTACCCGTAGGTTTCTTGCATCACGGCCCTGTTAATGCACCAAGTGGTAGTGGGCACTGGCTTTGTATCACCGGATATGATTCCACTGGTTGGTGGGTGAATGATCCATGGGGTGAATGTAATTTAATCTCTGGTACTTACATAAATGAAAATGGTTCTAAATTGCATTACAGTTATAAAAACTTTAACCCCCGTTGGTTGGTAGATGGACCAGCCTCAGGTTGGTGCATTATTGCTTGATGTAATGAAATAACAAAAGGTCGTAGTCAACATGCCAATTACTAGCTTCATGCCTGGTAAACCACTTGACATAACTATTAAACTGCTTAATCTTTTCTTTAGATTCACAAGCAAAGAATATACTATCACCCAGTGGCAGCTCCTGGATCCATGCCCGTAATTGACGTATGGCAAATCCGTGGGGCAACAATCCGGAAGTACCAGATAGTTGACTTGATAATTTCTTTGCCCTTTTATTAGGTCTTTTGTTTAACCAATCATTAAGTTGGCGTTTACTTTTACTGCACCCAAATGAAAATAACCAGATGTAATTTTGATCTACTTTTGACCAGGGCACAAGACGTACTTTAAATATTCCCTTGTTTGTCTTACAGGTCTTAACCTTGTATCTCATGAATTTGTAATAAGTGAATCAAATAATACAGGTAATGAATCTTCTGGGCTTCTTTCCCGCTTCCACGCAGCTAGCCAATCAGCACGTGAGTGTTCATGAACCGAGTTAAAATCATAAGAATCAGATGGTTCAATAATAAAGAAATCACCGCCTGACAAGATGTTTACATCTCCAACAAGCCAGGTAGAGTTATCTGGTACTGTGACAGTAGCACCTGTTCCTATTGTAGCAAGTAACAAAGTATAGGCATTAAAACCTGAAGGAATTGTATAATTTGTATTAAATACTGGGCCAATGGTGATTGTATTTGTTTCATCAAACGTAGTCTCTGTTGCCAAAAAACTATTATCTAAATCTTCTAACAAAAGCAACATTTCCTCGGAAGGAAATTCAACTACAACACCCAAGGTATAGTTAAGTAATTCATTACGTGTAGTTGATACACATATCAAATAACTTCCTCTTTCTAAGGTGAAGTAAAGATCGTCACCTCTATCTAAACTATTTGGATTAAATGTATTATAACGATCAGAAGCCGCCCCCATTACGTGGTCATTGTAAGGGTGATGAGGAATTGAATAACCAAAAGAATCATCAACACTATCTTCTTGGAATATCATCCTCCCTTGTATGGGCCCTAAGTTCAGGTCATAAGCAGATATTTGAATGTAGTTAGGACGAGGTCCGCCCTTCTTTGTAATTAACCAACAAGGTGTCGTTACATCAACCTGGAACCAATGATTGTATGTACCACCACCAATACCACCATTTGAATATTGATTTGTATCAGCACGTCCAACAACTTTAGTTAAAGGTCCAAGGGTACCCGTCAGCTCCCGCAAAGAAGTTTGGCTAAACGTACCTAAAACTAAAGGGTTTTTCTGGGTACGTTGACGTTGGGACTGGGATACCCTACTCATTTATAATTGTTGTTTTATTCATTGTACTCTGAATTCTCAACCACATCCAGTGGATGAGCAATGGTTGACTTCATGTCTTTACGGATTAGTGTTTGAATATTATCTCTTAGTCTGGTCTGACCAAATAACATAAGTTGCGCTGCATCAAATTCTGTAATAAACGGAGTAATTGACGCAGGTGGTGTTTTACGGTTCCAGCTGGATACCAGATGTAAAGGATTGACACAATCTTTGGTGCCACACCAACGGGTGACAGTAAGATTACCTACGTCTCCCCAGGCGCAGTGGTAGATTGCTTTGTGGAACGAAATGTTTTCAGATTTTTGATTGCTGTAAAAAGAACGGTAAGAAGGAAAGCAAACTCTCCCTAGATTTTTACTGTTGTAAGTCTCAGCTGTCCAACAGTCAGACCATCCTTCTGGCTCAACACGCTTCCAAAGTTGAAGAAATTTTACCTTATAGTCTTCATGTATGAAATTAATATTGAAACCACAATTGTTAGAAAGAATTTTTTCTACACAGTGGTAACACCAATGGTTCTCCATATCTCTAATGAAGTGATTGTGAGGACATTGGAACCCCTTGTAGTACCCTTGTTCTTCTAATGCTTCAGTCTCAAGTGAGTCTATGTTTGATAGGTAGCGGAAATTGGTTTGAGTCACAACAGTCCTAAGGGTTTTTGTGGGACGTAGCCTAAGGTTTGCCATTAGACAGCTACTGCCTCTACCTGGCGTTTGCGTGACCGTTTTGATGGTGTACGTACGTGTAGGACTAGCTCCTTCCTGTTGTCTTTCTCCTTGTTGCTAGGCCCGTAAAGAACATCTGCGTTACCTGGATCGGTGCCAGTACGTAGGTAGTACACAAGACGGTGCGCGTGGAACTGCTCGCCATTCATACGTACCAGGTAGTAGTCCCCAGGGGTGGTCCATTTGCCCGCCATATCCCCAATCCTGTGGTAGTACGCATCTTCTAGCCATTCCAGACCACTGGGATAGGCCTCGGAAAGTTTAAGTTTTGTCTCTACGCACCACAGAGGAAGCATTGGTTTGTAAGTGCGCACTAGAAAAAAGAATTCTTTTCAACTATAGGGCACAGGATAAGGAGGGTCAAGTGCAGACTATCCGACTATACCCCTTTACTCTTCTTTATAAGATGCAAATGACAAAATGACTGCAAACTGTCATTAAGTGTGACTGAACTATTACTGGCTAGTCACATCCCAGTCACATTAGATGACACAATGCATTCATTCTGTCATTTGCGTCTTACTAAGTATAAAGCACCCCCAAAGTTGCATTCTCTGCACTAGCACTTTAGTCTCACCATAAGACTTCTTGCTACCACTACTCTCTTTTGTTTTCTTTAATATTTCAACTCAAATAAAAAAGCCCCTGCCGAAGCAGAGGCCAGTAACTTCCTCACACACCTACCTTACATAAAGCAGGCACCTGTGGGGCAGCTACCCACCTCTGGTTCATCTTCCATTACCTCGATGACGGGTGTCTCCACAGGCTTCAGCACCTCCTGGAACTCCTGGTGGAATTGCTCAGCAATGTTGTCCCAGTTGTACTGGTCGTCCGTAGCCCGCTCATAGCACTTATCAGCGACCTCCTTCAGCTTGTCCCGGTCGTAGTACAACTCATTCAGCAGGTCCGTCAGGTGGCTATCACTGGGGCAAGGCATCTCCCTTCCGTAGTTGGTATCCACATCTACGTGGTCACACCTAATCAGTGGGGCAGCACCCTCAAAAATTTCCTTACATGACGTGTGATTTGGCACGATCTGTGCTACGCGACAGGCGGCATGCTCATGAGAAACAAGGCCATGGCCTTCTCCCTTACAAGTGTTGACACCTATATCGACCGCATTATAAATAGTATTCAAGAACTCAACTGCTACATTAGGTGGGTTAGGAGTATTACCCGTAAAAATAATTCGATTACTTGGGTCTATTCCACGCTTGCCCATCTCCCTGGCAAACAAAGGCAAAAGATCCCACCCCTGATCTTTTAATCCCATGTGTAGATATAACCGTGCATCAGGTTTATCTATAGCAAAGTCTGCAAACGCAGAAATTGTAATGTCTTGCCGCTTGCGAAACTGATTCCTGTTCCCATTAAACACAATAAAAATGTCGTCAGCTAACCCAAGTTTCTTACGACAAGCCGCCTTATCCTTGGGATAGAACTGAGCCTTATCAATCCCATGAGGAATAACAGAAATAGGCCGCTGGATCCCCCCTTGAATGGATTCGTTGGCACCAAATTCTGTATAACAGATGCATGCGTCCCAAGAGTTGGCTGTATCCCCTAGGGCTCCCAGCCACCCATAAGAATCCATTGGGTAGTACCCTACAAATTTAAAGTTTTTTTGTTCATGCAAATCAGCAATACGTTTATACAGTTCGTTTATAATCCAAATATCATTCATTACAAATACAAGATCTGGCTTTTCTATCTCAACTGCTTCCTTAATACGGTCTACACCAAAAGGCTCAGGTTGATGTCGATTGCTGGAAGGATAAATTTTGTATTTATCTTGCAAAACATTTGGATCCCCCCAAAAATTATTTCCTAGCACCACAATTTCATACTTATCTGCAAGCCGTTGCAACACATTTTCTGTCACACGGGCAAAACCCGTCATTGCAATAATATCCCCAGACCAAAGCAGCTTGGGCTTTTTGTCAGTCATTTAATTGATTAGTTAACACTCTTGAAATATAGCAGAAATAAAGACTAGCTAAATACGCACACTTCTCTTTTTGCCGCAGAAGCTCGTGTTAATGCCTTTTTATCTACTTGAGTTGCACCTAGTTCTTCAATCAAAAAGTCAGCGGCCTTCTGGGTATTAGTTGAATCTACGTTGCAGGTATAAAGATCAATTGCTGCATACCCCAGCTCTGGCCACGTATGAATAGAGGAATGACTCTCAGACAACAATGCCAATATCGTCACCCCCTGGGGCAAAAACCGTTCACCAATAATACGGAGCACATTAGCCCCAGCTAGACACAAAGCTTTTTCTAGCAGCACACTCAACTGGTCATAATCATCCAAGATCTTTGGATCACAACCGTCCAGATCTAGGATTAAGTGCTGCCCTTGCTTCATTCGTCTGTTGTATTTTCATCTTCTATTTTATTATTACTCTCCTTAGAATCTAATATTTCTCCATAGAATTCCTTAAACTTTTCTTTGTCCGCCGATACCTCCACAATTGATGGATATTTCTCAAATCCTGGGCCACTATCCCTGAGTGCCACATTGAATACAATCAGACCCCTTGAAGTCCTCTTGTAGAAAATATTCATCTTCAATTGATGCTGGCAAATGTCCAAGAACAAGGGTTCAAACCTGTTCCTAGACATAATATTTACATTGGACAGCTTACAGAATTCACAATAACTGGCATATAACCACTTATCCCAGAACACATAAGATCCACTACCACCAGGGGCCGCATGCTTAGCAAAGCCCACGGAACACTTCTCACCTGGTACATAACACAACTTATGTTCCATCCAATCCAACATGGGGCTAGACCTTAGACTTTGCGTCTTTTCATACTCCTTAAAGTACTTAACCTTATCTCCTGTCCTCATCAGGTATTCACGCATTTCTTCTGTTGTTAGGTCCAATAACCAGTTCACCAACCCAGGCAACAAAGCAGCAAATTCCCCTTGTGGTTCACCCTTGGAATCAAACTTGATCAACTCTCGTTGCTGCCCTGGGCCACCTTCAAAAGGTCTGTCAAATGGAATAGTAAGGCGACGACGGGCAAGACCTGAGGTGTAGTCCGTTGATTGGATCGCCTCATTTGCCGTAATCATTACCAGACCATGGAATTGAAATGGCTCTGGATTCTCGCTTTGATACTTACGTTCAACCCGAATCCAGTCACCGCCAGTAATTGCCTTCAATTTGGAAACACTACCACCCCACCTATCCATATCTTGGAATAACAGTAGTTTCTTACTCATAAAAGCAATAGTCTCAAACCTATTAGTCTCTAGATTATTAAAGTCAGTACTATAGGTATTCTGCTTACCAACCAAGGCCACAGCTAGGTTTGCGTAGGTACTCTTCCCACTCTTACCTGGTCCAATAATTTCAACAAATTTCTGCATGTCGTGGCATCCCAGAAGTACGGCCCGCAGCCAAGCCCTTAGTACCTGCACCCGCTCCCAGTCATTACGTTGTGTAAATTTTAACCATTTAATAATGCCATCACATGTAGCTGATGGGTCATAGGCATAAGGCATACGTTGTGTGAGATATAATTTTCTGTCAAAAGGTAACAATTCTTTTGTTTCTATATTTAATACGCCATTTGCAAATAGCAAATAGTTAGTACCTTCGTACCACTTATTAAAACTCACAGCAGCTTGCAGCTGCATGAATAAGTCATTCATTAGGTTGGCACTAAACCCATTGGGTAAATTTAAATTTTCCAATCGATGTCTAATACCACCCATCATCTCCACCTTAGTCAACGGAGACCAAAGTCCTTTATGTTCTAGCTCGTAGAAATAAAATTGTCCGTGAGGTTGACTGTACCTTAAGTCCCCTTTGTATACCTGTAGTAATAAATCAGCAATTTCGTTTGCAGGTTGGTTGCGTTTACGTTGTTCTTTACCTTTACCTTCTACTGGTGCTTTCACTTGCTTAGCTTTAGCAGGTGGCAAGTTACCAGTCATAGCAAGGCTTTTGGATTGCATACTATGCTCATTAGGCATGGCATTGATACCTAGATCATTTTCTAAATCAGCTAGTAGTACTGCAACTGCATCAAGCGTTTGATCATCTACGTTCATTGCTTTGTGTTCCTTGTGTTCTTGAGGAGGCTTCCAACCATGTTCCTGAGCAATATGAATAAGACTACCGACACCACGACCACCACTTTTACTAAAAGATTTCCACCTACGAAGACATTCACCTTCCTTATATTTGTCACTTTGTTTTGACCATTCATCCCATTCATCCAACAATGATTCGTCTAATGTGTGCAAACTCTGACCAATGGTTATCCAAATGTCATAGTCATCAGCAGCATCTGGGGGCAAAGCTTTCATTGCTTCTAGTGCTAGCTTCATATCCCTCTCAAGAGATATTTCAGTATTAATAGCAAATCCCTGGCCCACAAAACGACTATATTCTGTAGCCGGTTTGCCTTGCCTTACATTCTTATTAATAATGCTATGTATTAACCATTTAGGTAACTCAGGTAATTTATTTGCCCACTCAAATCCTTCTCCTTTTGCCGTAAAATATCCCTCCGTCTCTGGATGTAAACCCATCAAAGCTCCTTGGTGTTTAGTCCAAAGAACTTCGAGTTGTTCACGGTTTGTTTCAGCATGCCAAACATATTTATTTCTTAAGAAATATTTCCAATTTTCTTTACGCACTTGATATAACTTACGTGATCTACCTTCTTTACCACTGCAAATTGTTAGTGTTTTAGGTAAAGCTTCTTCTAAAGGAACTCCTGCAATTTCAACAACAAGTTGATCAACACTTGCACCGTCAATGTCTACCCATACCAATCCATAAGGATTATTAAAAACAGGACCAGCCATTAAGCCAATAGCTTTACAGTTGTCTTCTACAAATTCTTTTTCAATTTCTGTGACGCCCAACGGTTTGTTTTGCCACGCCAAAAGATAAGGATCTTTTTTGGCGCCTAGCGGGGTAAGAGGCCAATCAAGTGGGATGTAACTTAACCGAATTTCACCCGGTTTTAATGCTTTGGATTCATCCGTCATTTGATGGTAGCCCCTTCTGTCAGTCTAAATTCAAAAGGTTTTTCAGGGAACAGATCTTTTTTAACAATTAAGAAAGCATGAACATGAGCCGTGGAGGGAAGGTGGAAACATAATGGAATATCAGCATTCTCTGACATAGTCCTAGCAAGGTATTCGATCCAGTGCCCAGTACTCACATGAACATCCATTGGTCCAGAGCAGCGTCCTCCATTCTACCGCTGATCTCTCACCCTAAACGCTAAGAACAGTTTAAACCAAGTCCGGATCGTAGACCCCGCACCTTTCAATTTGTGAATAATATTCTGCCACCAGTGCATACCAGTCTTCCCTCAAGCTATCCAAAAACCTTCTAGATATCTTGAATACTTGTGTACGTACGGGTGTCGATACCAAAATTGCAGCCTGCTGGACCTTCATCCCAAGAGTCTGTTCAATGCCTAGGTCGTAAGCTGCGAGCTGCTTCAACGTTTTTTTAAATTTCATGTTGCCACCTAAGAGGTCTCGCCATTCTTGCGACCCTTTTTCCACATCCTTAGGCCAATTCCGACTATAGGGTTTAACGCTGGTCTTTAGGTCAGCTAGCGTCAGTTTTCCGCCGACCACCCCAATTAGGTCAGGAGATCCAGCCCATGCCCGATCCTCGTGGTCCTTACCCCATACCCTGCCTACCCCATCTGCTGATAAAGCGAAATGATGTTTTTCTAACAGGGGAGTTTCCGCCCAGAGTATTTCGTCAAACTGATCCAAAATCTTGGGCATTCCCTCCCAATATTCCTTGTATTCCTCAGGTATCTCGACAGGTAATTTTTTGCAGTACGACTCCATCCCGGCGTGAATACAAGTGCCGCGTTCTGCAGCAGCCTCCTTCACCCCTGGATTATTCTTGGACCACATCTCCAATTTTTTCTTATTAGCTTCCGATGCAGTCTCAGAAAGTATTGTTGTTACCGAAGGCGCTGGTCCTGTATAGAACGGAGTGTTGTAATGGCGCTTGCCGTTGATTGTAACCCTGGAGGGCAGTTGATTTAACTGCGCGTAATCCGCACTATAATCGGAATTAATCCGTTTTTCCCTGCTTGGTGAGACAGACATTACAGGGTTTAAACTTATATTAAATATAGTCTACACCTAGTGTTTCCATGGATCTAATCAATATCTTAATAATGTTTTTATTATTGGACTTGGTTGTTATTACTGCCATTCTTGCTGTTCTTTATCCTGGTTGAAGTACAATCTACGTATACCTACCGACCAAATTTTCTCATGGGCTGCGGCATTTCTCGATTTTATATCTGTACTGATCGAGAGGAAAATGAAGGGTACGTAATTGATTTAGTCACCGAGGATGCAGAAGAATATGAAGAAAAGCTTAAGGCAGAAGATGCTGACTACCTGCGTGTAGACCAATGAGCAAACTTCCTGTCATCGCAGTTCCCGTCATGGTTGACGGTGAAAAACTCATCCGCCACTTCAAAACTGTTGACGTACCCCTACGTAGGTATTTCATCTTAGATAACTCCATGGGCAGAGACCCCTCCGTAGATGAGGCCATCAAAGAAATCCTGGACACAAAACCTGACCATATTGATGAGGTAGCAATCTGCTCGGTCTACCAAAACACTGGCTTCCCTGGGGCAGTCAACCTAACCATCCGTCAAAATACCGACTGTGATTACTGGGTCATCAGTGGATTTGACTGGTGGCCAGCCCCTGGTGAATGGCAAAAAATTCTTAATCACATCGGTGGCCTACCCCATGGAGCAACCCTGGGACTAGGGAATGATGAGATGTGCGGCATGGTAATAACCCATGACCTCCTGCAGCGCGTAGGGTACTTTGACGAGAACTTCTTTCCCGGATACTTTGAAGATAATGATTACCGTTATCGCCTAAAACTTACCAACACAAAGATTGGTTCTATACCTTTAGCCAGTGAACATGCCACTAGTAGTACACTGAATAGTGCAGAATCATTCCAAAAAAAGAACTCTGTTTCATTCCAAGAGAATTACAACTATTATGTAAGGAAGTGGGGTGGACCTCCTAGCCGAGAAACTTATGTTACGCCGTTTAACCAAAATGTTCCAGTCGATTACTGGAGATACAACCCAGCTCGGACCCAAGCCCTTCGTTGGGCCTGAGGAGGTCTTACTTGATCTGGGCTTACAGCCCCTAGTCAATAACCTCTGCACTACCAAAGATGAGTCGTTGTCTATTGAGAAGTACAAACTCAGAGCAACTATTGATAAGGACCTAGTAATCAAACTGGATACTACAGTCCCATCAGATAAACTGTATAAGAATTACTTATATTACTCAGGGGTTAACAAGCCGTACATTAACCACTGCCGCCTTCTTTGGCACGAGCTTAAACACCTCAAGCATGACACCATTATTGACATTGGTGGTAACGATGGCACTCTCCTTAAAGTTTTCCAAGGACAAACTAATGACAAGCTACGTTTAATTAATGTAGATGCCAGTGAGTCTTTTAAAGAAGATAACTATCTTTCCAACATTGAATATGTCAATGCATATTTTAATAAAAATTTAGATCTGCCCAAGGCAGACATGATTATTTCTACTAATGTATTGCAGCATACGCCTGACGTACACAGGTTTGTAGAAGGTATTAAACAACATCTGGACGGCGTCTGGATCCTGGAATTTCCATATACCCTAAATACAATTAAAACTTTGCAATTCGACCAGTTTTACCATGAGCATTACTACTACTGGCTAGTCACGCCCCTTGAAAAAATCTTTAAAGAGTATGGCCTTACCATTTTTCATGCCCAAGAAAAACCTATTCATGGCGGAACAATGCGCCTATGGATTACCAATAAGACTACCTACGCTGGTACTAATGCCCATCTTAGGTACATAGAAAAAGAAAAGGAATTTGACTATAGCCAGTATTGCTCCAAGGTAAATGTCAAGATCCTTAGAGACACAGTCTTCCTCAATAACCTGGAAGGCACCACTGCTTACTTTGGTGCAGCAGCAAAAGGTTGTGTGTACCTCAACGCTTTAGGCGTCAGTACTGCAACAGATTCCAATGCATATGTTGTTGATGATACCGAGGCTAAGCAAGGATTATATGTCCCTGGCACCGGGATGCAAATCTTAAATCGCAATTATCTATACAAAAACAAACCTGATAATCTCATTATTCTTGCTCATAACTACAGAGATTATCTCATTCAGGACCTACGGTCCCACTATGAAGGTCGAATCATCACAATGCTACCGTCCATTGAGATTGACATGTATGATGACAACAGGTCTTACTTTCAACAATGAACCAACTCTGGCACATCCCCTCACAAGAGATTAATGCAATCCTTAATAAGCATGAGGTCAATGGGTTTGAAGCCGTTGGTGGCACCGATAAAAATACCATTCATAACTATACCGGAATCTATCAGCATGTCTTGCAACCTTACCGCAAGCTCCCTGGTACCCTACTGGAGTTAGGTGTACAACACGGCGGATCTTCTTTGCTGTGGCATGACTATCTTCCCAACTTCCAACTACACCTGGTAGACATTACCAACATTGCTCCCAGTAAAATCTGGGATAGCATGAATGCAGATCGTTATACTTTCTACAATATTGATGGGTATACCGATACAACAGTACAGAAGTTTAAAGAAGAAGTACCTGATGGGTTTGATGTCATTATTGATGATGGTCCCCATACCCTACAGAGTCAAATCTTTGCTGTTAACTCTTACTTCCCAATGCTCAAGCCTGGTGGCATCTTGATTATTGAAGACATACAAGACAGTAATCATCTGGACATTCTTACTGATTGCCTGGATGATCGATGCTTTGATGATGTACGTACATTTGACGTACGTCGTACTAAGGGTCGATATGACGATTTAATCTGGACGGTTACCAAACCTGATACTGTCGGTTCTCCGATCCAAGGGTGTCTGCTCAACTGACATCCTTTGTGTCATACTATTGATACCAGCAATTGTTTCATGTACATCTACCCTATACTTAGAAAACCCAAGGCATCTGAAATGGCACTATCAAAACAAGTCAAAGATTCAGTACAAGAAGCAGGCGCCAGCTTGCGTAATGCACTAGCCTTTGCTGCCCGTGGGGAACACCCCATTATTATTCAGGGCTTGGCTGAGATTCTAATGAAGCTTGACGCCCTAGAAACCATTGATGAATTCATGGCTAAGATGGGTGACCACAAGATGTGCGGACCCTTTTGATACCTAGTTATTTTTTCTTAGGTGTCCTTGCTTTCTTGCTAGCTTTTTTAGCTGCTTCTGTGTTGGGTACAAATTGCTTGTTTTGTTTGCTACCAGCTTTCTTCTTGGCATCTGTCTTGGCACGTTCCTCTTTTGAAAGAGAAGCCCACGCCTTCTCTGGTAGATAACGCTTAGTACCGTCTGGTGTAATTGCTTTATCAGCTGTCATTTTAGTTTCTTGGGATAACACTAAGGATTGTTTGTTTGACTTCAGGAGAGTAATTGCTATTGGCTAAGTCTTCAACACGAAAAGGGTATTGATATGTTAAAAAAGCATCTCTTAATTCTGGGTTGCTTGTTTGGCTTGCTAGTTTATGCATTAAACTTTGACTTGGAAAAGCGTTAGGAATATACTTACCTGCTAATTCCATTACTTACTTTCCTTGTTTAATGTATGCATCAACTACTGTAGCTGGATCAACATTTAAAGCCATAGCTGCCGGAATAATACGAGCTACCATTTCACTTTCAATATCACCTCCTGCTAGCTGTCTTGAATCTTTCTGCATATAATTTTTTGCTAATGCAATGACATTATTAAAAGATGTTGCATATTTACCAGCTAATTCCATTACTTACTCTCCTTGTATTTTTTAGCCGCAGCTTTAGCTTTACCACGTTTTTCATATTCATCTTTTGTTTGCCACTTTTCCTTACCCCATTTCTCTAGTGATTTTTGCCTAGAGTCTTTACCGCCTTGGTACCCACCACCAGCCTTTTCATATTCTTGCACAAGAAGTTGAGACTTTCTAGCGCTCCATTGACCGGGCTTACCTCCCTTGTCACCAGCCATTATACGATCTTTAATACGTTCACGTAACTCAGGCTTAGTATATTTGTTAGTATCTTGTGACATAATTATTTATTAACGAAAAAATAAACCTTTGGCTTCTGATATGCCCAATTCAGGAATAGTCACTTGTCCAAAAGGTGTGGGAAATTTCCATTTACCACCACGTTGTCTAGCAGCTTCTGCTTGTTTAAATTTAGTTTTGCGTAATTGATTTTCATAGGCTTCTTGTCTTGGAGTTATTTTAGAAGATCCTCCAAGTTGAGAAACTACTGCAATAGGATTAGCCGTTCTTGCAATACCTAATCCACCAGTCACAATACGAGCAGCTTGTGGACTAACCTTGCTTAAGATACCTGCACCCACACCAATAATAGGAGCAGTAGCTGCACCTGTTACATAGTCTCTTGCTATCAGTTGTGCTGTTTTACCAAGATCACCTCGTTCAGTAGCACTTCTAAATTCTGGATCAAATAAAGGTATAGATCCTGCAATATTAGAAGCAGTATTAAAACCTGCGCCCAAAGGACCACGTTCTTGTAATATGTTTTTTCCAATTAAATAATTTCTAGTCCCAATTGTTTTTTGTAAAGTAGTAAAATCTGCAGCAGGTGTGGTATTTAAAGCACTTGGTTTAGATGCATCATACTTATTTAAAAATTCAGTATAAGGTTGAATAGGAAGTAACCGTTCATTCCCTCTGGTAAACATTTGTACATTTCCTGTACTTGGCCCATAAGCACCCCTTACACTGACTTCTGTCATAGGCCCTGCCAAGCCTGTTTTTTCATATAAATTAGCTCGCCAATCAGAATCACCTCCAGGACGTACGTTTTCATAACTTTCTCTAACTGGAGTTAATTGTGACACAGAACCAAAAGGTTTTTCTGCTTGCATAATTTCAGATTTAAATCTTTCTAATGTTTCATTTTTTAAATTTGAAGGTATCTCAAAACCTTTTTCATTTTTCCAATCACTTGGAGTTAACATTTTTCCACTCATTCGTGTGTATGGCACAGCTCTAGCGCGAATTCTTTCAATGTCTTCTTGAGTACTTTGACGAAGTGGTCCAGAATTTGAAAGAGGTGTTCCTGCATCTTCAGCTAAAAATGCAGCCCTTGAATCAACATAACTTCTAGGTTCGTTAAGTAATGCTGTGATTTCTTTTGTATTTAAATCAATAACATTTGGAGAAGTTTCAAAACCATAATCAACAGTATTTCCAGTAGGCACTCGAAAATCTTTTAGAAAACGTTGAGCAGCAACAGTTGGAGTTCCACTACCAGGGAAAGGAAGTGTTTCAAACTTCATTTGCCATGGGTTTTTAGTATTTGGATCAATAGATCCTTCAAGATTAATTAATTGTTCTTCTCCACCACTTAATCCCATTAGGTCAGATTGTATAATTTCTCGTTTAATATGTGGTCTTTCTCCAGGTAATTTATGACTCTCAGCTACTTCACTTATAACAGCGCCTGGAGTATTTAATATTCCTTTGCGTCCAATAATATTTCCTTCTCCATAAAAATCAAGAATCTCTTGATCTGTAGTTGTATTACGAAGATAGTCTGTTAAAAACTCATCAGCTTTTTGTTGTAAATTTGTAAATGGATTTGACATTAGTTATGCCTTAATGTAGCTTTTAAAAACCAAGTGGCTTTAAAAGTTTCTCCTGCTAGTTCTGCTGCATAATTTTCAATATCAATAGCTTCAACTTCTCTGGCAACCATAGCAAGATCTTTGGATTTCATAGCAAAGTCTTCTAGGTTTTTAAGATATGTCATCAGCATTGACCTGCCATCATAACTAGTGACATTGTCAAAGTCAGGATGTGCTTCCCTTAATCCACATGCACACATAGGCATGAGGTAGTCCATGCTACGCGTGAACTCAGCTAGCTTATCAAACTGTTCAACATGTGCTTCGTATTGTTCTTTTAAAAACTCATGGATAGAAAAGAAGTTACTGGCTTCATAGTTAAGATGATTTAGATGAGCTTGGGTATAAAGTTGATTTGCGTAAGAAGCATGGCCAATCAACTGTTGAATAAAGGTAGGAATATCAGGCTTGGCTACTACAGCTTTAGTCTTTTTAGTTTTAGGTTCTACAACCTTAGGTTCCACCTGGGGCGCAGGAACATATTGTACGGGGGGTTGACCAGAGGTATACATAAGTCTTTATCAATATGTATAGTCTATCAAACCTTATTTTAAAAATCTTAAATTAGAATAATAAAAAAGAGTTTGTTATGGCTAACACAGAAAGTTTCTTTGTTACATACGATACATTAACAGCACCTGGATCTGGAGTTGCAACACCTGTTCAACTAGGTAGTTCTATTAGTACAAGGAATTATGTTTTGTTTGTTACTGTTGCAGCTGTTAACACTAACGTCATTGTTGCGTTAGAAGGTTCTATTGATGGTACAAATTATTCAAAAATAATTGCTAACAATACTATTACTGCTAATGGTACAACTCATTACAATATTGCCAACCACCCAGTTAAATTTGTACAGCCTGTCTTTGTATCTGAATCAGGTGGTACAGCAGCTACTGTATTGTTTAGTGTAGGGGCAAATTAATTTCTTGTTCTTTTATTGTATTCCAAAAGTAATCAGTCTCATCACCTAAAGCAAGACGATCATATGTGTTTTCTACTTGGTAATACTGAGTAGATACTTTAAAGTCAGGTGTTTTTGGTTCTGCTGGTGTCAAACTATTATCATAGATTCTTATTCTGTTATTAGGGTAAAGAGCATATTGACCATTCTCTAACTCAATTAAATTAAAAGATTTATGCTCAGCAGGGCTTTCACTGGTAGCATAATCAATTACATCAGGATCTTGATGATAATTATCTATAGTACAAAGATAAATTCCTTTTTGGTTTCCATGATCACGAGTATGAATCTCATAATCCATTGAACCAATAAATTGTTTCTGTACAACAGTTATTCCATAGTCCATACAATTCCAAAACTGTAAGTTTGGAAGACTCATATCAGGAGAAGGCGTAGCAGGTAATGAAGTGAATGCACTGATAGGCAACTTATCATACATAGCTGCATACTCAGGTAGATAAGTTTCAAAATAAAAGGTGCGTCCAGGCATTGACTTAACAGATACCCACACACCTTTAACAAATTCACCCCATCCACCTTGGTGATCCATCAAATATTCTTTACGTACCCATACTTCTTGTGATGGAAGATTAGCAATCAAACAAGCCATCTGTATCTTTTAGCTATATCTTATTAGTCTATAAGATCATTTGTAAAAACATCAAGGTCTTTACCCTGGATACCAGCGCAGGCTTTCTGATAAAAGTAACAGTCAGTTTTACCAGCCGCCTCCAAGGCGGCTTTAACTTTTTTCCATTTAATAATTTGTTCTTCTTCCATCAGAATACAAAAGGTTGGGGAAGGGTTTCTTTAAAAAACACTGAATGTATTTCTTCAGCAATTCTTTGTTCTTTATTGGTGCGCTTGAGTTCATCTTCTATTACCCGTTTGAATTCCTCATAGTATTCTTCTGGGGTCAATTGATTTTCACTTACAAATTCAATATAGATGTCATACAAACATTCATATAAACGTTTCTTATATGTTTCTTTATTAGTCTTTAAATACGTGCTTGTTTCCCTTGCATCTTTAGCCCCTAAAGAACCCCAAGCTTGGTTGCGTTCCTTCTCTGCCTTTGCCAGCAATTCAGAAAAAGACATAATAATACTTGTCATAGCAATACTTTTTCAGGATAATGCAAATTTGACATTTTATGAAAATTCAATAACAAAGAAATTCTATAGCTTTTAAATAATTGTTTTAGTAGTATCCGCTACTTCTTTTTTACCTGGCCGTTCATACCCATACTGGACCAACCAATCCCTAAATGCCTCACCCGTAGGTGTTTTTACTGGCCATGCCACCCATTTAACCAATGCTTTTACATCAATAAACAACCCTGTGACATGGGGTTTCCATGCAATGAATACCAAAGGGGGACCTTCTCTGGATACCTCAACTTTTACTGATAGTCCCCCAGCTTTAAACTCATCTTCTTTCATCGATCAAATTCAGGTTCTTGTACCTGAGCAGCTTCTTCTTCTGCTAAAGCCTGGGCCGCAGCTTGCCGTAGTGCCACATCCAAATTAAAATCTTCAATAAATTTTAACCTTTGAAAGTATTCATCTCTGCAATGGACAGCTGCTTCATCTTTAAATTTCTCCCATAAACCTGTGTACAATCCATTACCAGGCTGGTACACATCATAGATGTGGTCCATGAAGTCAGCCTTCTGTTGTTCTTTTATAGAATCAATAAACATTGCTTTCATCTACATTGGTAATATTTGTGAACACACCTTGGACATCAGGTGTCAACTCAAAGAGCAGGTCAGCAATCTTATCCTGAAGCAGCTCACCTACTTCTGTTGTAGTACGCCCATTGAATGGGTCATAGATTATTTCAAGGTCAACAGCAAATGAAATTGTAATGATGGGCTTGGGATCGGTTTTCATCTCTTAAATGAGAGTACTCAGAAAGTCTAGCTTCCTTTTGGAGGATTGGAACCAATACCAATCAGTGTTGCTAATAGTGCTGACAAGGTTCCTGCTGCTCGTTCCCCTGGTGCTTTACAGACTGACAAGGATTGATCAGCTGCATTACCGCGTGGTATTAGATAGAACATACATGCTGCCCAGTCAGCAACCGATAAACTTGCACTGGTAACCACCACTGCCAGAATACAAGTAGACAACCATTTAGCCATCACCCCTCCAGCAAACGTTCTAAGGTATTAACCTGTTGCTGCTGGTACACACCCAACCGTTCTTCAATTAGATTGTTATAAGCAATGGCAGCATCAACTAACTCAGCTGGTTCAGACTGAGAACATACTGAGTCATTAGCAAGAAGTGCAGCAACCAAAATGGTTACCCGCATCTCTTGCTTAGTACCAATCAATGCTGGCAACGGGGTGCCACCATTGGTAAATGCTTCTAACAGATTGTACAAATGTTGAATGTCCACAGTAAGTAAGCAGAAGAAGATGGCCTGAACGTAATATAACTCAAGGTTATAACAGGGGTTCAGGCTCTATCTCTTCTACTTTAACACCTACTACTTCTCTGCTTTTACCATGTGATACCAATAAGCCCTTGCTGCTGTTAGGTGAAAACGTTTGCCACCTAATAACTTATACTTTTTATTTTCTGTTTCCTCTAGCTCATCTTCTTGGTACGGTAGGACTTCATCTTCAGCTAGACGTGAACGATTGATCTCATTCATTTCTATCTGTAAACCAAAGTCTTCTGCCGCATGGTAATGACACGACATCTTAATATGTGCATCATCAACACTAGTAGGAGGTTCAATCTTGTAATAAAAGTTCTCCGTTACATTCGGATGCTTCCACTTCCAGCCGTTTAGATGTGAGTAGTCTTTTTGGTCGGACTGAGTATTCTTGGACAATTTTGATTCCATAGGGAATTGCTTGGCCTGCTTGGTAAGAGTTTCGGAGTGCATCAAGGTTAGGTAGTATTTCAGATTTAGTTTTAGGCTCAGTTTTCTCTTCGAGAACTGATCCATCCATGGATCGTACCACGGTTTGTTTTGTTGTTGTGACCTCTTGAATCAAACAGAATTTTTGCTGTTCCTCTGGGGTCCAATCATCTACGTTACTATTGATGGTAACTGTGAGAGCTGGTTTTCGTACAAGAACAAACTCATAGTTGCGACCTGTAATTCTGTTTTCTTTAATGACGCCTGATCGACGTATCCAATTAAGTAGTCCTTTGAGTCCAGTGAGCTGGGTCTCGTGATGTTTCTTTGCTGTTGACAGCAGCTCTTGTTCTTTTTTGACACGCTCTAAAGCATCCTCATGGGCAGACATTGCATAATAGATGCGATCAATCTTATCTGATCGCAGGTTAGCAGTTTGTTCTAGCTCTGCTTTACATAAGACTTGTGACTCTGGTGTAAGCAAAGGTAGGCTACGCTCTAGAACTTGATAGTGTTCATATAGCTTTAGTACATTGAGTTGATCAAGTTTAGTTGCTGTAACTTGAGTTGAGTTAGTCATTGTTGTTTAAGCAAACTGTGATTTGATTTTGTTTAAAGCCCAAGTAATAGCAATAGCACTTACCATAAGTAATAGGTCTTTGCAAACAGAACAAACAATAGGAAACAAGAAGTCAAACATTGGAGTAAGTAATGAGTGGATAACAGTTTAACGTCTTGTTTAGGACGATAAATACTTTTAAGTTGTTTTGTAAGAAAGTTGAGGAAGACTGGTGCCAGGGAATGGAACAAACCCTGCATTTAGCATAGCGTCAAACAGATCCCATGCATCATCTGCAGTGTAGTGTTCCTGTGGTTTGTACGTACGCCAGTGCGACATAGGTGCCATAGATCCCGACTTGGTATACAAGACAAGGAACCGACCCTTTGACTTATGGTCTTCTGGTGGAGCATACCACCAAGCTGCAGCGTTATCAGGAGCAGACCCTCTGTACTGATCACGTACCTCAGAGCGTTTAACCAATAGCTCACGATACTTCTTGAACCAAGTTAAATGAATGCACCACGGCTTATAGTCTTGGATCTCTTGCTGGAACTCAGACAGGTCTGTTAGCTGCCGCTGGAATGAACCACAAGAACAATAAGGTTCTTTGACTTTTTGTTGTGCAGTAACTTCTTCTAGATCAGAGTCCATATCTACTTCCTCATCAGGATCATAGAATCCTTCTGGTGCAATCAAGTGGCCAAGATCTGTATGCTCACTTTGCAACATAGCCTTAAGCTTGTCTTTACTCTTAAGGTAAATGAACTTATCAATCCATTCTCTTTGGAGTAACGCTTGACCAGTCTTGTGACTTAGCTGGTGTTGATAATGCCAACCTTTTAGCATTACGTAAGAGTTGTTATGCCAGATACCAGGACCTCTATAGTTAGGACCAAGGTATGCAAAGAAGTTTTTAAGACGACCAGTAAATTGTTGGTGTGCATTAATTACACTTTGCTTAGGCACTAATAGCTCAGTGCCATCTTGATGTACTACAACAATATTGTTATCACGTAGATAGATCCCACTTACAGTGGTCTCATCAAACTCTGGTAGTGCACGTCTAATATTGCTAATAGAATAGATTTGTTTTTGTGCAGAATTGAATTGGTCTTGAATTAGATTGTTCATTGGTTAAAATTGAGTTGATGATTAGATGAACAGGTCGTCCTGCTCTGCCGGAATCTTAGCAGAGCTAGGGGCAGAGTCGTAGGCCCTCTTACCAATTCTTAATAAACCATAGGCAAGCATCCCCCACGTAACAGGGTTAGCAAGTGATGCTGCAAGGAGTGTTCCCCCTACGGCATAGGGTGCCGTGTGTTTGATAGCAGCTTTTAGTTTTGTGTTCATGGTGGTAGCATTGAGCAAAGTTGTTCAGGCTTATGGAAATCAAAGTCATGCCCTTAAGTAAATTAGAACTTGACCCAGGGTTAGGTGATTTGTTCTGGAAAGAAAAAGTACAACGAGAGATTAACGAGAATACCTCAGTCAATGAACTAAGACAGTACGCATCTCTGTTGTTGTCTCTTGCAGTACAACGTCAAGGAATAATAAAAGGACTTGCAAAAGAATTGCTCACTATCAAACATCTATTGATAGATGATAGTGAGCTTGCCAATCCTGAGATTACACCAGAGGGTTAGATGAGTGAATCATCTATTTTTAAATACTTATTACGATATAAAGAATTATGTATTTTTAAATATTTAGTTACGGTATAAGTACAACAACCCATTTCAGCTGCAACATTAACACGAGATAAACCTTGAGATTTAAGTCTTAAAATTTTTTCTTGTTGTTCATTGGTTAATTTCCAAGGATGTTGACCAAGTTTTGCACGATTGCGGTCATGCATATCTTTAATATTATCTGTTTGAGTTCCAGGCAATAAATGCAATGGGTTGCAACAAGATCTATTATCACAAGTATGCCGAATAATAATCTTTGGAGTTAATGCAATATTATAATGATGCTCATAACTCCAGCGATGTGCAAGCATTGCTTTTTGGTTGCGTTTTGGATAACCATACCCATCTTTATGCCAGCGTTTACCTATGTACGGCCAACAAGAATTAAGACCCCCGAAGGGGTCAATCATTGCTAGCAAACTAATAGAGTTGTTTGCTATTGTCATTAGATTAATCCATCATCCTCTCCAGTAACGGGATCCCTGGCACTAGGCAAAGCAGTTACATCAACTTCTTTGGTGTTACGTAGTTCAGGTAGTATCTCTACTCCCTCTCGTATTCCATAGGCACCACCAAGCTTTGCAGCATCCTGCTTAGCATGTTGATTGATATAGTCCTGGAACATTACCTGGTACTTCCAAGTTGATTCCCGATCTTCATCAGGAATACTCATTGCATTTAATGATTCAACGGCGGCTTCTTGTGTGCTGTAATCAGGGATATCAAACCCTTCAATAGCACATATCTCAACGTTATTAGCGCCGCGCATGTCATTAACAAGCTGAGGTGCAAATACTGTTGTTGCATAAAACTTCTCGTTAAACATCAGTGGAATCTCAGAGTCAAGTGCCTTGCTCAAACACTTAGACATCTCCTTCTCATACAACTTAATCTTCTCGGCTGCATCAGTACCATTAAGTCCTTTTAAGGTAAGGACCATAGGTAGCTTATGTGCCCGTTGATTTTCTGTAGTAAGGATAAAGATTAAGTATTTGGTACGTACACTGTACTTACGTTTGTACATCTCGCCTTTACTGTTAGCAAGATCAGCAGCAACCTTGTCATTATCCCAGAGGGATTTGACTTGATCGTTGTCAAACGTACCAATTGTTTGCCTCATCCCTGTGGTTTCCTCAACCATGAGGGGAGAACGTAGAAGGACTTGAACTCTAGGCTGAGTGAAATTGAGTCCTTCTTCAATTGAAGTATTGGGAGCCATACCGAAAGTCTGCTTGTAGTTCCAGATAACAGAACCCTTAGCAAATTGATCTTCAGTTGCGCTCCATCCGCAAGTATCCAGGTCTGATATCCGCACGAACCAACCTCTTGTCTTAGATTTGTTGAGGGGTTGGATTGTGACGAAGTTCTGGTATCCTGAAACAAATTCTTTAGATTGAAATAACGCAAAAGATTCCAAGCCACGTGTTGCAATAGCAGAAGTTTTTTTCATAGCCATGGTCGAGGTTAGTTTCGTAGTAGGTGAGTTGGTCGTGGTGTCAAACAAAGTGCTAGTCATTTGAGTAGCGAGGTTGGACACAGGCAGTTTAGCGTCATGCCTGAGGACGGGCCAGCTATCTTAACAATTCAGAAAGGTGCGTTGGCATCGTTGGAGTCAAAGCGCCCAGGTAGATCAGGCAAGTTGTTACCTACGTTCTGTCCCCAGGGCTCAGCAATTTCATCAGCAGTCTTACCACCCCATAGGCTTTGAGGTGCATCAGATGAGGTTGTGGTCTGTGCTTTGATACCACCAGAAGACTCTTGGACCTTGGGTGCTAGTGTCATTGATACCAACTGGATCTTGGTATTAGATTTACGTTCTTTAGTTTCTTTATCTAACCAAGAATCAGTAATCAATCTTCCCTGGATCGTAAGCCCAGTTCCTTTCCTTGTCATGTTTGCTAGTAGTTCAGCTTGATTAAATCTGTCAGTAGCTGAGTTAATAGCATAGAAGTTAAACAGGTCAGCTTGACCTTTACCAGTGCTAACAGATAGTGATTGATTAACAATCATTAAACCTTCTGCAGTTGTTCTGAATGAACGTTCATCTTCTTGGTTAATATCTTTTACACAGCGACCACTAAGGATAACTGTATTTAAGATAGGGAATGATTCATTAACAATAGCTATTACGCCACCATGTAATGAGAATGTGCGTGACTCTAAATCATGACGTAGCTTTGCACCATGGATATAGATGTGTGATCCCTTAGGAGTCTTTAGAAAACGCTCTGAACTTTTACCGTAGACATTTAGTTCAATAGCCGTTGCCGACTTATTGCCTACTGGAGGTAGTAGTACAGGACAACGTACGGCTGTATTAGTAGCCGATATGTAAACCTCAGTTGGTTCTTGAGTTGTTTGTGCGCAAAGACTTGCAAAGTTCATGGAATTAAAAAGAAAAGTGGAAGACAGTTTAACGTCATGCCTAGGACGGATCCTTAGTGGCAATCCAGCCAAGTATAACCTACCTTTGCATCCCCTTCTATAAGGCAACGAAAGTTAAAGGTTTGCTGCGCCTGGGGGAAAGCAGCCAGTGCTTGCTCCTTAACTTTTTCTACATGTTCAGGTAGACAAGCAAGCTGGACCTCGTCATGAACCATGGCAAGCTGCATCCAATCCTTGTCATAGAACAAGTCAATGTTATTTAAATTGTTATGGATATTGACAACAACTTGTTTCATAAGTATTGCGCCAGCTGATTGCAATAGTACATTCAATCCTTTAAATGCAGAACGACAATAGAGTTGCCGACGATCAAGGCCAATAAGATATCCCCTGGTATCAATGTTATCTTGTATCTGTTGTTTAAGTAACTTAAGTGCAGGCACACCATTCATGAATGAATTTATTGCAGTACTTCCTATGTCCTTAAGAACTGTTGCATCTTTTTCATTCGGATCAATAATGGTACCAGCCTTGACACCACCACATCCATACAACAATCCATAGAGTAAACGCTTAGATATATCCCTGGTACTTACACCAAATTGTTCTTGGTTATAAGTATGGATATCAACGTCTGGGTTAATGACCATATTACCGTACTCACCATTATCCCAACAAGCCAAGTAACCAGCAAGACATCTAAGCTCCAATGCTTTTGCATCAACACCAATAAGTACATAACCTTTTGGTGCATGGAATAAGTCACGGCATTCTTTACCGTAAGGACTATATGCCCCTGGCACCTGAGCCATGTTAGGTTCTTTATGACTACATCTTCCAGTGACACATCCATTTGTATTCATGCTGCCATGCATCTTGTTATCTTCTTTGCTTACAAGTTTTAACCAAGCATTTTGACCATCAGCTATTTGCCCTAGCCTTTTCTTAATCAACTGGTACTCAGCTAATAGCTTAGCTTCTGGAAATGGTAAGGCTTCTAGTACATCATCATCAAGTGATGCATTGCCTTTGTCTGTTGTTTTATCAGGCTGCCAACCATACTTAGTATGTAACCGTTCGACTACCTGCTTGCGTGAACCAGGATTAAATTTGTTTTCTATTTGTTTAGTAAATGGTACACCTGCAACATACCCACGGCCTTTATTGTTTACTTTCGGAATGAATACAGACTCTTCCGTAATAGGCGGAAAAGCTTTTTGTAATGCCTCCTCAAGTTCTTCTTGTCTTTGCCTAAGCGTATCCACCAGATCAAGAGCTTTGTCCACATCAAATGGAAAGCCAGTAATAATCTGGTCGTTAATTGCTTCAGCAAATTCATGTTCAAGTTTAAGAGACGACTCAGGGTAGTTCTTAGATTGAATGAAGTTAAACAACTTGTAAGTAACACTTACATCTTGTCTACAGTATTCTGCCATCTCCTCTGAGTATGCAGAGAAATCTTTGAATTCAATCTTGTTATCAGATAGTCTATAACCCCAAGCTTTAAGTGATGCAGATCCTCTAAGCTTTATTGGTACCTCAGGATACACACTAAGATCAAGATCATACAAGACTTCGCGTGGCCAGATAAGCCTGGTGCATACCAAGGTATCAATAAGTCGAGCCGCTCTAAAGGTATAGAATGGATAAAGTTTTCTTATGACTGGGATGTCATAGAAGATTAAGTTATGTCCAATTAAAACATTAGCCTTAGCCATGTGCTGCAGGCCGTCAGCAATAGCATCAGGCCCGTAAGTAAAAGTTTGTTTTCTCTGGACATCATATATAACAATGCAGAAGATTTCCTCTACTTTATCATAGAGCCCATTGGTTTCAATATCTATGACATAAATCTTTTCATTTGCGGTAAAGTTGTTCATCTTGAATTGATAGGCCATGCTTTGACAATTGTTCATCGTTTTCTTGAATCCATTTAAGTATACTGATGATCCCTGTTTTTTGAGGATGAGATAACACCTTACTTAAATCTGTTTCACTTAGTACAGGAATCAGATGGAACTTGTTGTTCTCTTGGTCTGCTTGGATGGCATGGGGTGTACCATTCAAGATGCAGCTAATGACATAAGCCATGGAGGTTAAGACTAATAATCAAGGTGTTTTCCTGGTACTCCCCCAGGGGTCTGGGGGAAGCACAAGAACATCTAAATGATAACCAGTTTTATTTTATTTGCAACCAACTAGTTCCTTTACCTTCTTAACGGTATTATAACCAACAAACTTACCTTGCTTCTTGCGTAGCTGTATCGCTTTGCTTGCATTAGAGCCAGCCCTCTGGGACCCATGGACCAATAGTGCAAAGGGCTTAGTGCCAAGGCAATGGCTATCATCATGGTCTATCTCTAGGCCTTGGGCCGCTGCCTCTTCCTCTGTGTACACAACGTATGCCCTACGGGTAAAGATATGTTCACGCCCTGGAATCAAGCTGTCAAGTTGACCGCCTATTGATGCAGTCAAGAAGAAGTTACTTGGTATGTTCTCAGCTTGGTTCAACCACATGTTAAGTGATTTAGTAAATGCATAGAAGGTTTTATTAAGACGTTGCCTTGCTACCTCCATCCATGCCATAAGATATTGCTCTGTCCAGAAGTCACCTGACTCATGGACTCTTACAAGATCCTCATCATATGGATCAATAGAAGCCAAGATAAGTGCAGCCATATTATCTACGGCATGCTTTGAATCAGTATAGGCTGCATCACGTAATAGATCCCAGTTATACCAACGGGCATCACGTACGTTAGGCCTAGTCTCTGCCATAGCAGCAAAGCATCTGTACTCTGCAACGTCTTCAATTAGTGCAGCAAGACTATCATTGATCTTACCTGTGTGCCGGTCAGCAAATGTTCTGCATACACCAGCGCCAGGACATGCATAGCCAGCAGGTAAACTAAAGATTAGTCTTTTGCTGAGCTTAGCATTACCACGGGAAAACTTGAGAAGGTTCATTGTTCAGTTGAATGTGAGTTGGATAGCAGTTTAACGTCATGCTTAGGACGCGGTAAAACCTACATTGGCCTATGCTAAGAGTTCCATTAGGAATAACAGACGTTTGTTGCAGGCTTCTGATAGCTTGATCTGTTCCTCGGTCATAGGAGTCTGTTGATTGTACAGTGATTCACCTATGTCACCCATAAGCTTTACATTAGTTAACTTCTTGCGCAGCCTTGCTTTTTCGGCTTGGCTTAGTCGCTGGTACAGAGGCAGCATCATGTGAGTTCAGTTGATTGGTGAGTTGTTTAATACCAGTTACAAAATAAGCATAGTCCCTAGTTTCTGTAATGATTGTAAGTTTGTCACATACATTACATATACCAGTCCAGCATGATGAACATCCTACAGAATACACACCATACTTATCGCCACAATCACTGCATGTTACATAGGCATCTTTTAGTTTTTTAATGAGTTGTTTGATTTGTTTCTTGGTCATGTCACATGCCTCCATGCTTTACGTAGAATGATTCGGTTAATAGTAGCAGAAGATAACCCATATTTTTCTGCAATTGTTTTTTGCATTATTCCTGTACGTGCCAAGGTACGGATGTCACGTACGTTATTCTCAGTAAGAATTGCATTTTGATTTGCAGATCCTACATTCTTTATGGCACCCTTGGACCCAAGCTTAGGACCAGGCTTGTTGATTGCATAGGTACAAATGGTTTTAAACCTGGTACCACAATCCAAACATCTACGATACTGCCACATCTGATCAATGTGATCTTGATGTTGAGTGCAGGTAACCCTTGTGTTTTTGCTACGGCAGTTACGACACTTCACTGTACTCTCCTACTTTTGCATAACATGCACAATCTTTTCCATCAAGCTCAGTGAATCCCATGGTGCACTTACGTTCCCAGTGAACACAGCCTGCTGAATAACAACGTGATACTTTATATATTTTTGTTCCATCTTTCTTTTTCATTTTATCTTTTGTCCATAAAACATTACGGACTATCTTACCTACAGTAGAACGATGGATGCCTAGCTCAACAGCTAGTGCCTTTTGATTCTCACCATTACTTACGCGTTCTCTAATTTGTGTAGCTAACTCAAATGTAAGTGGTGAATATTGTCTAGGCATTTTATATTCTTCTGGCAAATAACCAATAGTCTGATGTGTTTCCCCTGGTAATTGATAAGTAGAAAAACGTTGTTGACAGTAAGCACATAGTCGTGATCTCATAATGACACCACTAGAATGATGGTTGGCACGTAGTGTTGTGCAGTGATCGTGATCACAGCAAGGACATTTAATAGTCATTGTTTTCAGTAGCAGAAAGAACTTGTTTGGCAAGCGGAATGTTTAATGCTATGCGTAGTGTGTCATTTTCAAATGCCAACATGCGCACCATGTCTACTGTGGTAATTTCACAAGTAGGAAATCGACTATACATTATTCCCGCAATTTCAAAATATGCGGTGCGGTAATCCATTTCTTCAGTCATAGTACCTACAGCTCCTCAGAGTATTCAGTAAAAAATTCAAAAGCAATAGATTGTTTGTTGTTATTAAGTTCTATGGAAAAAAAAGAACAGGCAAGAAAAGAAAGTAACACATGAATTCCACCAGAAGCAAAGAATTGATATGTAGGATTTTGATACTTTACCCAGAGCAATGAGGTATTCTTGGCAATACCAAACTGCCAAAGGCGATCTACATTGCCATCATCCCAAACTTTTTTATCGTATTGAAAAAGTTTCATTTCAGTTGGTACCCTCCAGTTCGTCGGCGATGTCGAGCAGGCCAGTGCGTACACATTCCTCAGCTTCCCACACTCCTCTTTCGTAATCATTTAGATAAGAACGAAGCGTCTTTGGCGGCACTATTTGATCAGCAGCAGCACGTAGGGCGGTTGCCAGTGCAGGACCAGCTAGGTCATTGTTGGTGCTGTAGTATGCTTTACGCACCGCTTGCGCTGCGGGGGAAAGTTCAGTCATGGACGGTGGCCTCATATCCTTCAGCCATTAGCGATGCTGACAATGCCATTGCTAATTGCTTGGTGTACCGCTTTGTGCCGCCAGCGACCATATCGGTCACGGTCCAGCGTGTGTGGTTTGTCCAGACGACAATGCGCTCATTGCCTTTCTGAAAGAAGACTGATCGGGGCTTACTCATTGGTGGTCTCGGGAATGGGTTGGTACTGTGGCAGCCATTGGCCGTGCTTGTCGGTAAAGCCAGCCTCATACAGGAACTGTTTAGCGGCGATGGCGTCACCGGCCATAGCACGTTCCATCAGGGTTGGAGCGGTAATGGCGTCTGCCATGTCTTCAAGGGTGCTGGCTGGAACGGCATAGAACGATTCCATGTCGTCGTATTGGGCCTCGGTATCGGCTAGGTGGCGCAGAACAGCGGCAATGCCGTGATGAATGCTGTATCCCTCGTAAGAGCTGGCAGCTTGCTCAAACTCGTCAACTAGGCGTTGGGCGCGAGAGTCGCTAGTCACGGGGCCTCGGGGATGTATAGGGCGTTGGCTGGTAGCCAGTGGGTGTAGTCATACATCTCAGCTCTTGTTCTAGTTCGGATGTAGATCCAACGCCACATCTGTCCATCGTTATCCCATAACCAACAGTAACCATCTTTGTTAACATCTTTTGGACCGGGCAATCTGCTGTCAAATGGAATAGGAAAAAACTCATCCGTGGGCTCCACCGGATCCTCAGTCATGGCTGCTCCCCAGCGGAGATGATTGGTGATCTTGTTGCGACGTTTCTGCGTCTGCCAGACGAGCGTGAGGTAAGCGTTTATGACAGAAGCGGCAAGTAGGCGATCTTTCATGTCAAAGCAAGCATCTTTTGATGCGTACCTGAGAGCGTGCTCCAAGTCAATAAGTCTGTCTCCAGGGATGGGCCACGCTGTTCCGTCAAAGTGAACGAACGGGCTACCATCGGGAATGGTGATGTCAGTCATTAGATCTCCTCTCCAGTGTTGTTGGCAAGTGAACTATCTGGTTTGACCGGATAGTTGCCCCAGCGGGCAAGTACAGCGCGGGCGTAGTCGAGGGCGCCTGTGTTCAAGCTGACACGGAATATGCCAGGCTTGACTTGGCCGCCAGTTGCATCACTGCAGACTTTGGCTGCGTAGCTGAACTCATCCAGCATTGTTTCGGGCATTAGTTTTAGCAGCTCTTCATCAGTCGGCACCACCGGCTCGGGCAACTTGTAAGGCAAACTTACAGGTCGCTTGGCCAAGTTGTAACAACGGCGGCCAAAATCCACAAGATCGCTGTCAAATGTGGGACCGTGGATTGACCAAGCCAATCGCAACAGCTCTTCATCAGTCGGCACCACCGGCTCGGGTTGGGCTAGGACAGCGCGGGCATCCTCGACGGACTGAAACAGCGCCTGTTCATGGTGGTCGGGCCACTTCCCGCCATGTTCTTCATACGCCTCCACCAGTCGCTGTAGTTCGGAGCGGTAGTCGGGGTTAGTCATTGAGGGCCTCCAGTGCGCGGCGGATGGTGTCCATTGCAGTGTCGTCCAAGTAAGGCTTGTTGCTGTTGACCAATGCCAGCGCCTGCTCCTTCAAACTCGGCGGCTCAGCCAGGGCGGCGCGGGCGCGGCACAAAAGAGGACCGCACTCTTGATAAGTCAGGGGTAGTGATTTAACTACTACTTTTGCCTCTAGCGTTGCGCAAAGCTCAGCGCACAGGGCGCGGAAGTCAGTCATTGAGGGCCTCCAGTGCGCGGCGGATGGTGTCGTAGGTGGTGTCGTCAATCTTGTCTCTGTCGTAAGCATCAGCAAGCTCGTGAAGCGCCTGCTCCTTCAAGTTTGGCGGCTTGGGGCGGCGGGCGGCGCGGAGCCTGTCGGACGCCGGCTCATAACCTGGGTGGTAGATGTGCTTGTCAATCCACTCACAACACGCCTCCAGCTCCTGGTCGGCACCCCATTGGGAAGCTTTAGTAATAGCTTCTCTAAATGTTTTTGAATTTAGGAGGTTGTGAGTAGGATCAGTCTTAAACTGATTCCAGATTGAATCCACCAGCTCAGGCGGTGGGGTGATTGGGTCGTTAGTCATTAGATTTATTTGATTTGAGTAAGGTGGATAAGCTGGACTTACATAAGTAAATACTTAATGCCAGCACAATATAACGTTAGTATTATCTAACACCCATAGTAGTCAAGTATTAGCTCAGCCAACTTAATGGCTAATACTTTAGATGGGATAGTAAGTATTGAGCTTAATCCCCATTTACTGGTAGCTTCTTTTACTTTTTCTTGGTAGTTCAAGTCAATACCACTATCATCAAAATTAATTATTAACTTAGCAATGTATGATGTTGTTGTTTCATCATCTTCAGGAAGTTCAATGTCATGGGTCACAGTAACTGAACTTGCAATTACCTTAGGTTCTGGTTGTGATAGTTCTTCTGCCCATGATGTAAATGGTTTGCCGTTCAAGAAAACTTTATTAGCTGGTTGTTGGAGTGCCATGATCAATAGATGTCGTTAGTGGGAGTAAGTTCTAGATCTGAGGACAGAAGCATAATGCCTGCCTCAGCAATAAGCTTGCGAGTTGCATCTTGTCCAAAAAATTTAAGTAGATCTTGCAACATACTTTTTTTATCATCTGTGTATCCAGTTTCAAATATCAATGCACAAAGGGTAAGCAATTTAGCAACAGGTAGTTGTCCTATTATTTCATCAGCAGCCAATGGAATTAGATCATCCCATTTGTCCTCAGGTATTGCAGCATACAATGCATCAACTTGTTCTTGATAGTCAGCAGAAATTTCCATGGTGTTGAATGAATGGACAAGGATAGTGTAGTGGAACTAAGGCCAGTGGTTAGCTGACCTTAGCTTTATTTAATGTTATGTTACAGGCGTAGCTTGAGTCTCATGAGTCTCACCCATCATGCCATTCTCCTTGAGGCGATCAAGCATTTGACACATGATCGTTGCATGCTCATGGGTTTTATCCATAAATGCCTGAGCACGGGCAGCTGATATAGTATGGACTGTACCGTTGGCTTCTACATAAGCCCAACTTCCGTCAGGCTGTGGCTGCCCCTGGAGCGCAAGCCGTTCTGAGTTACGTACATAACGTAGCTCTAGATTGTGACGGTCAGTTAATCCTTCGTTATCAATCCAGGTTGCACCTAGGTTATAACGTTTGTCATCATCCATGTAGGCATGGACTTGTGGAATGAGGCCAGTAAAGCAAGATAAAATTGACATGAGTTAAGTGCAGTGGAATGTCTGGGGCTTACGTCAGGTTGGCGCTGACTGCCCAATGGTTGGTCAGTTAGATACTAGGTCCTTCTCACGGATCTGTAAAGCTTCTTGGAATATACCTTGATATTTCTCACGTTCTATAGATGTCAATGATCTGTTACTTGGTCCTGCAATCTGTTCTACATGCATGGTGCCATTGGATACCTTGAGTTGTATTGTGAATACAGGCTTGTTGTCAACCATACATAAGACAATGAATTGTTTCTTAGCTTTTATAAGATTGGCATATGTTGATGATGCACCTACACAATTACGTACTGCTTGCCCCCATTGTGCAAGCTGATGAGTATCTATGGGTTGAATGAATGTCCAGATCTCATCAGCAAGTTTTACTTTGACAGGAACAGGGAATAAATCCTGTGGTAGTTTTTGGTTTGGGTTACTTATCTTCCAGGCTTCTGCTTGTACATGATCATGGAACTCAGTGTAACGCCAACGCCTAGGCGGAGTAAGTTCTTTACCTGCAGCTAATACATTATTAATCATGTCCATTGTATCTCTAAATAAATAGAATGTAAGCATATAACAATTCAGTTGATTATCTTTATGCCTATTACTTGGCTTTTCATCTTCTATATATTTGTTTAGCATATTAAATAATGATGCCACTGGTAGGTTGGTTGCTAGCCATTTCTTTGCTAACGAATCAGTTTTATAATAAGCGATTGAATGGATACGGCCAATAGATAAAAACATATTGGTTTGTATTCCAGTCTGTAAATAATCCATAGGGCAGTCAGGATATATATCAAGGATATCTAGAATCCAAGCCAAAGTATGTATAAGTTTTTTGTGTATAGAACTAATTTCTTTCTTGGACTTAGTGGCTGGATCATTGAACGTATTAATAATTAATTGACATTGCTCATTGATGTAACGTTTAAACCATGGCTTACCAAGTTTCTCTTGCATAACAGTAAATGATCTATCTAAATTTTGGGTATACCGTAGCCTTAGTATTTCTATATACAATTCAAAGCTAGGCACAATGTTTTGATTCTTTGGTATTGATGTATGATGTAATTCTAATAGTTCATGGTAATTATTTTTAGCCGTATCTATTCTGTCCCATACACCACCATCAGTATAAGTAGGTATTGAATTTATAATGGCTTCTCTGAATGGTTGTATTACACTTGGTCTTATCTCTTTACCTTTTGTATTGTATCCTTTGAAGTTACCATGTTCCCAATAGTGTGATTGACATCCATTAGATATATCTTCTGCTGTTACAAACTTTGTATAGACATTGAACTCTATGCGTCCATACTTTTTGATAGTAGTATCTTTTCTATTTATGTCTCTAATGTATACCTGTTTGCATGTAGTTTCTGTATTCTTAAATGCATAAGTAAACCCATAGATATAATCTTCACCTGGGTTAGGTAACCATGCTGCAATCCACAAGGATTCGTAGTGGTACACAACAGCTTTAAGTTTTGTTGTGGCTACCATATCTTTATCATATGTAACACGACTAAAAGTATGATAGCGATATGGAACTTCTTCTTGGTTAATAGCAATTATTGCTGCAAGTAAATTGCTAGGCATAACAATGTGTGCAGGGATAATATCATTAGGCAAGCCAAGATGAAAGCGTGGTTTCTTAGGCTTGCTTACAGGAGTAGTAGCAGCTTTAGCCAAAGCTTTTAACTTTGGATCATAAGCTAATAGTTCTGTGCGCAGGTTGGCGGGTAGTTGGAATTGCATGTGAGTGAATAATGAGTGGGATGCAGGCAGTTTAACGTCATGCCTGAGGACGTGGACCTAGTCGTATTCGATACCGAATTGCACCCGTTCTTGGTACGTAGTATGGAACTTGGTTAGCTTAGGTAAGCGCTTAGCAAATCCAAAGGCTAGGTATATGCGTCCCCGTGGTCCACGGAAGACAAGATACCAAGGCCTGAACTCAATAATGAATCCAATCATTCCGTTAGATCTCCGATAGGTCGACATCGATCCAGTCAATGTCTTGTTCACGTACCCATGCTACTAACTCACTGAACGCAACTTTGTTATCAGTGGTTTCAAGTTTGTCTGGGTCAGTGGGAGGTTGGACCTCTACAACAAAGTTAGCATGGCATAGGCCAGGCTTGAACTCTGCTGGTTCCTCCCACGTGGCAGGACTTACCTGGATCCTATCATCAATCCATGCTTCCACATAAACGAAGTACTCGCCATCTAATGGAATGACATCAATGTTCTCAATGATCATGATCAGACCTCCTGTAGTTGTTGTGTAGCCACAGCCACTGGCTGCTGAAACGCAGAGCCAGGACCATAGCGTTGGACTAGATCTGGGAATGCACCTAGGATACGTTGACGGTTAGTGGGATCAGCATACCGTAGTGCGTTGGCCATAGTACTGACGAACTTGCCGCCGTACTTGGTCATGGTCTCGGTCATGTGATAAATCTCAGTGCTGGTCATGAGTTGAGTTGCGGTGGGACACAGGCAGTTTAACGTCATGCCTGAGGACGGGTCAGCTTAGTTACAGAATCTTTATGTTGCGTTTGCTTAGGCCAGTACCAGGCAATCCAATGGATGCATGGACGCCTGACTCACGAGCATTCAGTGTGAGTTGCAATGGACCTAACTGGAATGATTTAGAGAATGACTTGATGCCATTCTCCGTAATGTTGATACCATTCCAAGTCTTGTCAAAGTTGAACAATGATTTCTTGTGAGCCATCTTAGATACCTTCAATGCATGGGTGGATGTTGTCATCGTTCATATTTGTCATGGTAAATTTTTCACCAGTGACAGGATCAATGAAGCCTCCAACGAATCCGATCCCATTACGGTCAGCGGATTCTTTCATTAGTGCCACAAACCTCATCGCTTCAAGACGACGTAAGCTTGTGGCATCAGGCACAGTCAGATCAGAGTTAGACATTGGATGGGGAAGTTAAGGTTTGATTAATGAACTTAGGATTTTACTAGATTCTGTTTGACATCCATACTAAATATCATGTCAGCATCAGTGGGATCTTCATATCCTGTAACATCGATAGGATCAATGTCAGGAAAGCAGACCGGCTGGTCGAATTCAACATTGACTAGTACCGTCAGATGTTCCTTGGACAGGCTTACCCAATCTTCAGTCAACCAATTGATGGCATGTTGCTTGTTCACCAGATATACGGTGCGATCATGCCATACGTCATCGTTCTTGATCTTGTAATCAATGATGGCACCGAAGTGTGTACCACCGATAGGCAGTGGGGCATTAGTCATTAGCTTTCGTGGTGATGGTGGACAGGGGTGAGGGGACTATGCGAATGGCGTAAAGCCTGGTGCATCTATCAACTCTTGTAGTGTGCATACAGCATCTGCTGCTAGCTCACTGAACACAACCTTGTTATCAGTGACATATTCATTTGACTGATCCTCTACTACTTCACATCCGCTATCTTCTAGCTCATCGCAGAACTCATCCCATGTCATGTGCTTGCCATAGACATGAGCGTATCTGCCCGTGGCATCTGCCACTAATGCAACATAGTGATTCATTGTACTCATTTCAGGGGTGGTTGTACTCATTACTTGTGTAGCTCCTGGTGTTGTTGCCAATGGGCAGCATGAATCTCTGCTGCTGTAACAGCGGACTCACCTCCGGTGTTGTCATAGAGATACTCAGGTGTTGGGTCATAGCCCGTCACCTCTTCTAATGCATCGATGCAGTCTGAGATAGTATCCAGCATCCACTGTGGTGCAGAATACATTTGGTCTTTGGCTTCCTCTTGTTTGAGGACAGCGTTCATCTTTTTGATCCAGCGTTCGCATGCGCACTCTGGAGTCTTGTCTAAAGTCATGAGTTGAGTTGCGGTGGGACACAGGCAGTTTAACGTCATGCCTGAGGACGAGCTATTAGGTTTCAGTATTTTGTGGCATTTCAACATTTGTTGAAAGCCTATAGTAGTACTGATGTATTACCGTTAGATCATTCCTAAGAGTGACAGCCAGCTATCAGGGTGATCTGGTTCCACCTCATCGTAGGTAGGTGTCAGGCAAATGGAATCAAACGTCCATTCCTCTATGTCTTCCATTGTTGGCACCTCGTACCAACCAATGAGATCATCTTGTTCATCTTTGTAGTTACGTCCTTTGGGTATCCAATAGTACATGAGTACTCCCTTCTTATTCTTACGGACAGCACCGTTATACGGCAGCTGACCTTTCAGTGGATCCTGGAAGCAGCACTCGACAGGATATTGTTCCTGTCCATCTGCTTCTGTCAATGGCTCGTAGCCTAGTGCTGTGGCCATCTGTTGCTGTTCAGGTAATAGCATGGTGTGAATGCGATTGGATGTCTGCGTTGTAAGGATGCGCAGCCCCCTGTTAATCTTATTTAAGTTGTTGTTTTCTGGTACGTGTACGTGGTACCTTTGCTGGTGTAGCTACCGGCTCTGGTACATCTGCAACGTACTCTAGATTCCAGTTAGCAATAGTATCTATTGCATTAATAAACTTGCCACAATACTGTGTAAAGCTTATAACAAATTCTTCGCCGTGGTCAGCTTGCCACTGACGATAGGTCTTGATGCTCCACTGGACCACAGCAATGATTACTGCTGTGATAGTTACCAGTGTCATAACAATGTTGTAGGCGACACGTCGCCAATTAACTTTCTGTATCTGTGTCAGTGCATCATCCACTGGTGGAAAGCTGTAGGTCATGTTAGTCATGGTGAATCTCCTGTGGGTGTGATTGTAGTTGTGTGATGTCAATACCTGCGGCTGCCATTACGACAGTTGCAATAATAAATGTCATCAACACAAAGGTTGTGGCATCTAATACTTTGCCGAGCATTTTTGAGCTCAATACTTTTCTAAGCATTTTTAAGTGCATGATAGATTTGCGTTGGTACGAATCAAGTTCAACGTAACGGCCTACAATTTTATGGTAGTTCTTCATTACATTCCATATAGTATGTCACTGTCTTCGTCCTCGTTAATAAGCTCAAATTGAGACCACAAACGATAAGTTTCTATAGTGTTTGCAATGCCGTGGGTGTGGCTTGCATATTTTCGTGCTTCATTTATATCGTTAAAACATGTATCAATGTTCTTGTCAACAGGGTGATACACAATGTGAACGTAGTTAGCCATTAGATTCTCCGTTGTAGTTGTGAATGCCTGCGTTGTTAGGATGCGCAGCCCCCTCGTGTTAGATTAACTTGGGGTGAAGAAGAACCGTGTCAGCCCCTTCATACAAGGGAACCAGGATTTTTACGGTCTCTCCTGGTTGGTAACAGACGAGCTGTGCCACTGATCATGGGGCAGCTCCTCCCTTATCTTAATTCTTGCAGACATGTATAGGGTCAGGACGCAATAGTCCTTCAGCTCGTGCGGCGGGCGCCCTATGCCTGCTACAACTTTAGGTTCATCACGCCTAAAGAAGTTTGTTGGAACTCTTCTGAGTTCCTAGACGAGTCAACTCCTGGCCAGGAGGGTCAGCTGAACCCTCCAAAGCATAGCAGGTTTAACTAATCTTCGATGCCATACTCCTGCTCATATTTAAGCAAGAGTGCGTTTCGGTCAACACACTTCTTGAGGAATTGTGCCAATGGATGCAAAGCATCCCACTCTAATGCACCGTCTTGCCACTGGAAGTACATCTCCAGTAGCTCGGTACGTTTCTGTTCAATAGACCAATCAACACAAGGGTGTTGAACAGTCGAGTCTCGCCTGGCAAGCAGACGTGCATCTTTTATGATGCGTTCAACCGTAGCACTGGTCATGATTGTGAGTAAGCCACACTCAGTGTGTGGCAATAACTGGACCAGGGTTTGCACCTGGTCACCCGCTTTAACGGATCAGCTTGCTTGACGCATCTCCACTAATAGCTCAACCAGTATCTGGTTGTAACTTTTACTAGATTCTTTGGAGTGATATTCTGCTATCACTTGTGCATCATCTAACTCTTTGTTGCTGAAGGTGCCCATAAACTTGAACAGTTGTTCGTAAGTAAGTGTCATTAAATTGATGCTGTGCAGGTGCCCATCTCCTGCGGACTAGGCAATACTGAGTAGGGGATTCGATCCCCCGGCATCACGCCTGGTACTCAGAACGGAATCTCATCAAACGACTCCACACATGAATCAGTAGCTGGATCATCAATGACCCAGCCTTCTTCCTCTGCTTCTGCTTCTAACACCCATTGAGGTGTGTTATTTGCTAACCAGATATCATGAAGGAGTTGTTCTTGATGAATGTTGCTAGGTTGAATACGCATTTAACTGTGAGCTGTGCAGGTGCCCATCTCCTGCGGACTAGGCAATGACTGTGGGAGGGTTTGCACCTCCCAACCCGCTTTAACGGATCAGCAACCAAGCATCTCGTCCACGTAGGACTTGATGACTTGGAGTTGGTCTCGGTTAAGTGTCTGGCTACGGCCATACTCCAAAAGGTCAAGGACCTGGAGCATGACGCTTTCGCCAGCCTCTTCACGAGACGGTACGCCACACATGTCGAAGATCTCATTACGAGACATCTCAGTGATGTCAACGCAATCGATCTTACGAACGGTGGCGATGGTGGTCTTAGTCACGGTGTTACTCCGTAGGTGAGCTTGGACTTACACTGCTGAAGTGCAGCTGCCAAGATCGTGACTGACCACCGAGTTGTCTGCTGCGTTTAACGTCCAGCTCGACGCCTAATCTATTGGTGAATCTAGAACCTAACTCTCGTACATGAACGAAAGCTACCGATTCTAGCACCACCTAACCTAGGATGATACGTATTCGTATTATAAATGTTACAATACGTGTTAATATCACCACAGGTTAGTGGTGTGTGGCAACAGTCAGTTAACTTGCTTAGCACTGGCAATCGCTTTGCCATTCTTCACAAGTACTGATAACTTATACTCAGGCGAGCAGCTATCTTCTAGGCAATCACTTGGGTCGTAACACTCAACTGCAATTGCATTGTGGAGATCCACAAGCCATTGCTTAACGTTCGTATCAAACTGACCCAAGACTTCAAGGTGAATGCTCACCTTCTTGCCTCTCATCAGATACTCTGCTGCCTGGTCGCAACGAGCAAAATACACTTCAGCTTGTGATAGTTGCATGATTTGAATGCGAGTGTGTACAACCTGCGTTGCAAGGATGCGCAGCCCCCTATATATACGAACTACCCCGTAGTTCTTTTTTTTCTCCCCACATTCTGTTACTTGTGGGTGGTAGGAGAACAGTCAGAAAATTTGCACCCCAATTAAAGATTGTATAGGGTGTTTTTGTATGTAAAATCCCTACTTAGCCCAAAAATTTAGACAAAAAAGCCGGGTTTAATCCCGGTGTTTTTGTAAATTTTAAAAATATTTATTATTGATTTTTACTTTGCTTATATTTTAGTGTTGCATTCATAGCTTTGTTGAATGCCTCTTGATCTGGCAGCTCGTAAGCTAGGTGTTTCTTGGATTCTGTTACAAAATCACGTACCTCTAGAGAGTCATGACCTTTTTTAGCCATTTCTACAGCTTTATTTTTTATTGCCTCTAGTCCTTCTACTCTTTTTTGCCGTGTTCCAGCGTCCATTTATAGGTAAAATTAGTTTCCTTCTTTTACTATAACCTAGATTAATCAACATTAGAATATTTACAGAACAAAATTAAGACAATAAACTCTAATGCCTCTTTCATCTACTGATTTTTACGCATATAGCCGTGCTACTGGGACACCTTACCCCGAAGATGCAGAAGAAAGAGCTGATTTAGCTCCTGAAGTTTACGAATATCGTCAAAATCAATTAAAAGGACAGGACGAAGGTTTTAATTTAACAAATGCCCTGGGTGTTGGTGCAGCTTTGGCCGGTGTTGGCGCTGGTGGATATGCTTTATCTCGTGCTCTAGGACGCAAAGTACCTGCCACTGCAACATCAACGTCTCGTGCAGCTAATGAAGGACTTGTTCGTACTAATCTTGACAGGGTTCGCACTGAACCTACTTTTAATCGGGTAGAAACAGAAGTTGTTAAACCCTCTAAAACAGTTGATACTACTCAAAATTTTACACCTAGGCAATATATTGAAAACCAAGGTGCTGTTGAACCAGATCCCTGGTACATAAAAACAAATAGAGTACGTTCTCCCAGAGCTCAAGTGGAGCGGCCCCAGGCGCAGCTCCTTCTTCCTGGGATGACAGAACTAGAAGAGTCTTTAGAAGGGTCTACGTATAGCAAGTACTTTACAAATAAACCTGCAGGATCAGTTGCTGCCATGGCAACACAATCAGCCAGGGAGCAAATAACAAAAGCAGAAGATCAATTAAATAGGACTAACCCAGAATCAGAATCTTATATTTCAAGACTAAGGTCAATGCGAGAAACTAAATCAGAACAAGCTCAAGACCTAGCTAATAGTGTCCTCAGGGCTCTTCAAGCTGGAACAGAACAAGAACACTATGCTCTAGACACACGTCAAGAAGATGTTCTTGCTACACATTCACAAGAAGCCCTAGATAGAGCCAAACAAGGGATGCCTGCTCCTAAACCAGCAGCAATTTCAAAAGATTGGAGCAATAAGTTATTTAATCAAAATGGGATGCTTCGTGACGATGTCTTGTTAAATGTTATCGGTGATGCCAACGTACTTCCTCTTGATATCTCAAAAGCATTATTAGAAAGCAGTTCTGTTAATCCCCGAGACAGCTTTAAAGGTAGACCCTACAAAAATATACAACAAACCCAGGGAAGGTATGATCCTAAAGCAGTTTTTGCTGCTACAAAACATATTCGCGAAAATTTACTTACAGAAGATTATCAAGACACGATTAAAAACTATTTGATTACTGGTAACATTCAACCATTGCAAAGTAGGGGTTTTGGTTATACCACTCAGAGTCCAACAAGAACTCAGTTATTGGTTATTTCTAAGGGAAAAGAAGGAGAACCTAAATTCCAAGCAAAAGTAGCTGCCCCAGCCCGTTATTCAAGAAGCGACCTGGAGCCATTGTTCCAAGATAAAACAACAGGAGAAATGGTTACAGCTCAGCAACTTGCTGCAAACGTAGCAAAATTTAATTCTGAAGCTGCGGAAGCAGGCACAGGTTATGGAGCTGAAATTGGACAAGCTGTTGCATTTGTACCAAGGGAACCAATTGCCCCCTTTGGATCTCTGCCCGGAGTTTCAGCTAGTGGGCCAATAAAGAATAAAAATACTGGCGTAGATTATGCAATTGGAGGCATAAAAGAATACGGCTCTACACCTGGGGCAGAAGATTTTTCAGGTGCTAACCCGCTGCCAACGTATTCAACAACACAAGAATATTTAGATGCAGAGCACATAGGCGTAACTAAATATGGAAAATTATATGCCAAAGTTAAACCTGTTTCTTTAAGCACTAGCCCATATAGCAATAGGATGAATATGGATTATGGAAATATTTTTCATAAAAATCCAATAAGCGGACAACCCTGGTCCAGTGAACAAGATGTTGCACAATTTGTGCATAACATGCATTCTAATTTTAATGCTAAAGTAGCCACTGCTTCTGAACGTCAATATGGCACAGATCTTTTTCATGAGCCCTTCTTGGTTACTTTACATGGCACAGACGAAAAAGGAAGAACGCGTCAAACTTTATTAGATCCTTATGAGCCAGTAGGATCTCAAGGAACACTAGCGTCTCAGATGCAAGACGCATTATTACAAAAAGGTATTATTCAAGAAGTACATACGGAAGAAGGTGCATCTTATCTCAGGCAAGCAAGATATGATGTTCCAATTCCAGAAGGGGAAAGAACGCCCGTTTTAGGTTTTGGCGACATTGGAAAACATCAACAAACAATAGGAAAAGGAACAGCAAATCATTATGAATATCTGCAAAATGTGCAAGATTTATATGAAAGACAAACAGGTAATAAATTAGCAGACATTCAAGTTGCTCTTGACCTGGCCAAGACAAACGCAGGCCCTTACCTTGGTGGACCGTCTTCTAATCCATTCTTGAATCGGGCTCTTACCACTGCCAATACTCTTACTCAGATATCTGAACCTACTCGTTTACGGATGCGTGAACCAGGCCAGGGAGAGTCTGCAGCAGAACGTTATGGTGTTGGCACAAGAGCAATGACTCCCCCATCTGAAGCTGAAAGAGCAGCAACTGCAGCAAGAGAGTCTAGAACACTTTCTTTCCTGGAACAAAATCCCGAAATGATGGCTCGGCTGTATCCAGAAAAAACAGCTGGTCTCGCGGCAAAACAACAACTTGCAAAACGACAAGGTCAAAAAGTTGCCCCCGCTAATGAATGGGCTGATACACGTAATGTTTCTGCATCAGAAGCCCAAGCTTTATATGAAGGATCAAAAGGCCTTTCAGAATATGAAGAATCACAAATCTATCCTGAAGCAACAGCACGTCCAGAGGAACCAGTTGAAAGGCGTCAACAAACATATACTCCTGCTTTTGAAGACATAGCTGTTCAGGGTCCAGGCCTTTCTTTGACACGAGCTGAAGCAAAAGCTGTACAACGCCCCGGTGGTGACTTGAGCCAACAGATTCAAGGACGCGCCCTGGAGCAAGCACGTGAACGTGGACGCATGGCAAGAGCAGCAGCCCTTTCTCCCGCTGGTACTGTTGAAAGAGGAGCATTAAGAGTTTCCCCTGGAACGTACTTAGAAACAGGATTAGGTGGATTAACTGAATCTGAAGTTATCAGTCGTTATGGACGCACCTCAAGTCAATTAGCACAAGAAGCAAATCGAGCAATGTATCAAGCTGCAAGACAGCAAGGATTACCGTCAATGCCTGCTAGTATAAGAACACAAGTTCCAAGACCAGGTATGAATAGTCCTACAGGTGGAGTAACTCAACCGTTTATTCCAGGTATTCTAGAAACAAGTCCCAAAATTACTCCTGGTTACGCTGATGAGCTTGCATCATATATGGCAAAACGTGCTCCATCAAGAATGGAACAAAGCATTAGGCAAAATGTAGCTCAATCAAAACAAGCACGTCTTGCATCTGATTTCCCTAATGCATTTAAAGCTGCAATACAAAAACAATTAAGATTACCAATCTTTTGATTTATAATAAAAAATAAACGTTATGGCCGAAAAAAAGAAAAAAGATAAAAAGTTTATCCAAAATATGGATATGAAAGAAGGTGCGTTTACGGCCAAGGCCAAGAAACGTGGCATTACAACTGCTCAACTCCAAGAGAATGTATTGTCTGAGCCTGATAAGTATGATGAAAAAACAGTGAAACAAGCTAATTTACGTAAAACCCTGGTAAGCTTACACAAAGATAAAAAGAGTAAAGGTTAAGCAATGGCTAAAGACGCACGGCTTGACCTTGGTCGTTACATTACAAACCCTTTTAATCGCAACGGGTTTTCTAATAAGAAATTATCTTTTGATGATTTATTTTCAAGCAAGCCAGAAAGTGGTAACCCACCGTGGGTGCCTTCACGATTTAACGAAAAAGATTTGTTAAATCGTGTAATGACAAAGAAACTTAATTTGAATCCTGATTTAAATTTTGTTTCTAACTCACCGTTTTTTGATGATAATTCAAAAACAAACGAACATTACGATATGTTCGGTCTGGGTACTTTTAATCGTCCTGATGATTATGATTTCAATGAGGGACGCGCCCTTACAGCGCAACGCCCACAAGAGCAACCTGATTTTAATCCTAAATGGGTAGAAGCATATAAATTAAGTCCCACACTTAACCCACAAAAAGCAGCTAAGAATCCAATGCCTCGGATGAGAAATCCAGATCCTCATGGATTCCTTATGGCAACTGCAGAGAACCAAGCTAAATCTGAAGTAGAAAATACACCAAGTGTTGCTGATCTATTAAAAAGAAAAGAAGAAGTTACAAAAGATCAAGAAGAAGCACAAGGCACTAAAATTCCAACAGAAGAACAAAAACAACCAATAGCTCCTACCCAGGTTTAAGTCAAATATAATAAAGATAAAGTAATACTAATATGGCAATAGGAAACTTACTATCAAGACTTGGTCAGTTTTTTACCGCCCACCCAGGTGCTGTAGACGTAGCTAAAACTGTGGCACCCGGCGCGGCTTTAAACGCAGTAATGGGTGGTGTTGTAGGTGGCTGGAAGGGTGCTGCAGGATATAGTGCTGGTGATTTTTTATTAAATTATCCACTTGTGGCACTAGCAAGAAAAATTGCCCCAGAAGTAGAAGAACAAGTAGTAATAAAAAATGCAAAAAACATAGATGAAATAATCACACGCAAAAGACCGTCCGGATTAGAAACTGCTGCTAATTTAGGTGGCTCAATGTTATCAGCTCCTTTAACTGACTTGGTTACTGGTGGAGCGCTCTTGCCACAAGAGCAAGTTGTTCCAACAAACGAATCGCAGCCGCAACAAATCTACCAACAGTTAACACAAAGAGACAAAGTAAATAACCTACAACGTCAAGCCCTGTCTCCAAATACAATGTATCAAATGCAGGGCATTGAACACACTGCTCATATACCAGGGATTACTTTATTGCCGGAACAAGCTGCATTATTAGAACAACAATTACAAACATTGGGGATAGCCTAATGGCAAAAACTCCATGGGCCTATGAACAATATATTCGTAAACCAGGAGAAGTTACTGGGCTGAGACAAGGCGCGGCTATTGGTGCCCGCTTAAAAGAACAGATTGCCCAAGAAAAGGGTTATGGACAAGGTGTTAAAGATCCAGCATTTTACCAACGACTGCGTACGGCTGGTGTTACGCCAAGACAAACACCTCTCGCCTTCCTTGGTGCCTATAGCGCAAATATCTTAGGTGATGTAGTCAACGATGAAACAAGACGTTTTTATTGGAAATACAACCACCCTGGTGCAATTGCTGATGAATTAGCGCAAAAGCTTGTTGACCCAGAGGACCGCCTAGGACCTTACGGAAGAGCTGCCGTAGGGTTTGTTGCTATACAACCAGCAGCAGCCCTTACAGGGGCATACGACCCCCTTAACATTGCACAATTAGGTCGGCCAGCGGGCTACAAACAAAATGAACCTAGTGAGGAAGATTACAGAGAAACATCTGATCCCGCAGCTGAGTTATTTGAGCGTTTCTTCCAGGGTCGCAGGGGACGTCCTTTGAAGTACGAAGATGCCAAAAAAGAAATTCCTAGCCTTACTCATGAGAGATATGCTAATTATATGGGATTCTTATACAATGATCCCGGCATTCCTGGCACCATGGGTTCAGTTAAAGTAACAGGTGAAAATTTAGAAGGTAAGCCAGAGATCAGATTGATGGGTAATCCTATTAGCATTCCTTCTATTACAGCGTTAGCTGGTGGCTTAGCTGGAGCAAGATATGGTGTGACGCAGGTAGATAGAACCCGTGGCCCCATACAGCTTGATTTACTGGGTAAACCACAAGTACTTAAAGGAGAAGTACAAAGAGGAGGTAGAATAGGACGTGGTATTGCAGGGGCAGGTGTTGGTGCTTTAACTGGTGCTGCTATTGGCTTACTTGTCAATGAAGCAATTGCATCTGCAAATAGACCACAACTTCCTCGTTTAGCTGAGTATCAACCGCAAGATAATATCTGATAGAATTTTAAATATAGATAGACAAACAGCTAAAAATAAAAATGGCCGATTACACAGAAGAACAACTTAAAAATCTTGCGCGTATTAGAGAGCTTAAAGCGACAAACGATCGAATGGCATCAGTGTTGCCTCCTATAACAGGGTCTACTTCAACTCAAGCAACTGTACCAGGTACTAATCCAGGGGGTTTTGAAGGCTTTCTAAATATGCTTAGAGGCCAAGCTGGCAAAGCCTCTGAAGCTACAACACAAGCAGCACAACGAGCGGCACAAACTCCATTGGGACAAGCTGTTGCGCAAGGACCTGAAAGTGCTTTCCGGTTTGCTACTGAAGTCCCTGGTAGACCCGGCGTTGTCCGTGGTGCAGGACAAAGCCTTTTGGGCGGCGGCATTACAGGTGGAGCACTTTCTGGCCTAGATCCACTTCTTAAAGGCAACTTACCCGGCGCTGTAGTAGCCGCAGGAGCAGGTGCAGCCACTGGTGCAGTACTGAATCCAATTGCAAATGTTCTTACAGAGGGAATGATTAGAAACGGTCCCCTGCCAGTTAAAGCCTTAGGATATGCAGGTCGATTTTTAGCACCAGGTATTTTAGCCGCAGCAGCAGGCGGAGCAGCGCAAAGAGCTATTGCACCTAATGCAGGAGAAGAGTCCAGCTTCCCTGATCCCGCTGCTGCATCACTTCCATTGTCAGTAGCTGGTATACCATTAAATAAGGCGGCTGCAGAAGAAGCCAAGACACTGAGAGATGCACGTCTTCAACAGCAGATTCGTAATGAATCAATGAGTGCAGAGATGGCCAACCTAAAAGATTTAATAAATTTTAACAATGTAGCTCAAGTGCAACAAGCAAAAGCTCTTGATCCCTTGGTGCAAGCATCACTAGACAAGTCTCTTGCTAGGCAGCAAGCTATGGTGAATCTGCAAACAAATAGTTATGCTCGCCTAGGTACTTTGTCAATGGCTGGTAATCTTGCGGAAGGGGCTCAAAGCGAAACAGGTGCATTAATGCGTACTATTGCAAGCACTAATCCTTATGCAGGATCCACAATACAAGCTCCTGCCATTCGCTTTGGTTAATAATCATGGGCACATCTTTTGGCACTTTTCCTAAACAGGTTCCTTCCTATGGGAATAAGCCTTTTTATAATGTAAATTTTGAAGGGATACTCCCTGGTGCGCAACAACAGTCTTATTATGGAGCACCTGATAAAGGACAGTCTTTTCAAGATTTAATAAACTCTACTAAAGGTATGGATCCTAAAGATAGAGCTAGTATTATTTTTGCTCACACAATGAGCAAGCCTCAGTATTCACTAGCTGAGCTTGCTGATTTTAGAAAGAAAGAAGCAGCTGAAGCCCAGAGGTTAGGTAAAGAATCTGCTGCTGAAGCTTGGAAATATAATATGATAGGTAAAGGTGTAGATGCCCTAGCCTCAGGCATTAAGACAGCAGTGGACCCCTTTGGTGGATACGGGCCAGCAATACTTGCAATAGAAAACTCTAAGTCAGATCTTTATAATTTAAATCCAAGGCAGCAAATAGTGATGCCTAATATCACAGCTCCTATTACGGTCCCTAGTACCAGGTATATTTAAAACAATGTGGGATTCTTTTGGTACAGATAGTTCCATTTCTGGACCTAGTTCTTTCACTGGAAAGGAGATCCCTGGGTTTGGACTTGGTACAATAGGGGGACAGGGAGGAGGAGGTAGTATGATTCCATGGGGAGCTCTTGCTGGAGGTGCATTTCAACTCGGTTCAGCTGTAATAGGAGCTAACGCAGCTACATATGGAGCCAATAAATTACGTCAAGGAGTAAAAGAAAAAAATGAACTAGCAGCAATTTTAAATGCAAATAATAATTTTAACCAAGCGCAGCAACAACTAGGGCAAAACTGGTTAGCTTCTGCTCAATTTTCTAGTCCAGTAGGTTTTACAACTGCTCCGCAAGCTGCATTTGACCTTGAAAAACGTGGGCGTTTATTCCAGGCGGACGTATTGAATCCAAAAGAAGATGTCAGGCAAAAAGAAATAGCCCGATTTAATAGAGATTTTCAACTTGAACCAGAAACAAGGGCCTTGGCACGTTTACAGAATAAAGAAGAGTTAGATAATAAGCTACGTGAGTATCATGGTAAATTAGCTGGCATGTTTGGTTCAATTGCTCCAATTGATTCTCGTTCACTGGTGGTGTAATCATGGGAATGGATAGCGGCCTATTATTTTCAATGCTAATGCTTGGGCAGCAAAATGCTGGTCAAGCACAGCAAAATGCTATGTTTGAAAATATTACAAATAGAAATTACGCAGCTCAAGAAAAAGAACAAGTTCGTTTAGACAAAATACGCGAAGAAGAGAAGGCAGCTGAAGCAGCAACTAAAGCGGCAGGAGAAGCAGGGTATAAGGGTCTACTTGGCAGCACTGAAACACAACTGCGTAAAGGGCTATTAAACTACACGGGCGCAGTAGATGCCGTACGGAGTTATAGAACCAAGTATGGCTTGACCCCATCGGAAGAAGATGTTACATATTTAACTAATCTTTATACCAATGAGCTTCAACCACAACGCCAAAAAACAGGCATTCAATCAGCCTATCAAGAAACCCTGGGTCGAGACGTAAATGAGTCAGAGCTGCAAACGGCGCAAGATAGATTTAATCAAGGGTACTACACATCGGTTGATGATTTAAAATCTTCTTTGTATAAAGGTAAAGAGTACCAAGATAAATTCAATACCAGTTACCTGGATAATTATTACGACACAATGTTTGGCAAGCAAACAGTTGATGCAGAAGGCAAAAAAACGGGACAACGTACCTTTAAATTCAACAAATCTTTGTTGCCAAGCTACGACACAGCAGCCGCAAATAAAACAAAAATAAATATTCCTTCGTTTGATGACTCGACTTCAGGTACTCCACAAGAGCTGCAAGAGCAAATTCAAAATATTAGGGATACAAGACAGTATCTTTATAGTGCTGGATTGACAAATCTTCAAGGAGAAATTGACAAAGAAACCCAATCATTAAAAAATGAAGGAGCAAAAGATATTGCTAAGATTGAACAAGGTGGTGGTCTTTACAGACAACTGGTCGGAGCATTTAATTTTAGCTAGACAGTATTTGCTAAAGATTAACTTGCTATAATATTTAAGTACTTGACTAACATAGGCTTTTGCTATGGAAGAAAACAACGACAATTATTTTAATATAGACAATTTTCAACAACTTTTGGATAGGCTTGAGTCTTCTAAAAAGCGTCAACAACGCCAAAAGTCTGTTGAATCACGTCGTGATATTTTTGCACAAGGCCTTGCTGGTATGATGGGTAACTTCTGATAAGCTACTAGTTTTTTCTAGGTAATCAAATGGCGGACACCACAACAACAGCAACGGATCCATTGGATTCAACTAATGTAGATGACTGGTTTGATATTGATAAATATCGCCAAGCAGCTGGTGTTGCCTACGAGTTTTCCAAGAAAAAATTAGAAGATACCGGAAAAGAACAACGAGAAACCATTGGAAAACAAGCAACTGAAGAACGTGCAGGAGCCCAGCAAAAGCAAGAGTTCGGTCAAAGCGACGAAGCCAGGGATTATTCCCAGGCCCGTGGAGCTTACAAATACTGAAGTCTTCGATGCATGGGCTGAAGGATTAGATCCTGGTACGCACGAGTCCTTTTGTTCGTTTTGCTCAGAAAACTATTCAACTATTGAATGTTTTCTCTACGCTCGGTTTCTTGGTTATCTAGGCAGTATTACTGCGTGTGAGGAATGGGTAACTCTTAAGTACCCAAAGCCTGATCACAGGCGTATCCTGCTAGATGAAATTGAACACATGAAAGAAGATATACGTCTTCTTCGTGAGGATATTGAGAATTATGGCGTCAAGCGAGACAGTGGTGTAGCAAGAATCGCTGCTATGGAAAAAGAACTCCGTGGCACCATAAATCAAGTAGAGCAGTTCACTGCTAATAAAGATAGGAAAGGCTTGTTGATGGCTGGTGCAGACCGCGCCATTCGTGAGTTAGCCTTTATATTTAAAGATGACCCAATCGAAGGTCCTCTTAAAGAAGCTGCAATGAGTGTGTGGGCAAGAATGCAATTAGAAGAATAATGGTTTAAAATAGTTCTATCAATAAGGCAAACACATGGCCGGTAAAGTTCCCCCCAAGAAAGATGCCAAGGCTGGCAAGAAGCCTATGCCTGCTGACGCAAAAGCAGGTAAGAAAGCTGTACCTCCCAATCCTCCTACTAAAGGCGGTAAAGAAGATATGAAAGCTAAGATGGATCGTCTTCGTGCCATGAAAGGGAAATAGTCATGGGAGCAGGTAACACACGAATGGCTGGCCAAGGTGGTGTACAAGCCGCTGGTGATAAAGCCATGCAAGAAGCTTTGATGCGGCAACGTGCACAACAAGGCATGGAAAATATGTCCCGTCATCAGAACGAATCTCCTGTTGGTGGCATGGGTGCTCCAGGGGGTTATCGCCCAGGACTAGAGCCTGATTATCGGAACATGGCAGAAGATGCCCGTTTACGTGCAACTGCAAATAGTGGTGGCAATATTGGCAGTGGTCGTCCCCCACTACGTGGTGGCATGATAATGGCCCCTGGGCGAGCAGCTCGTCTTTCAGATGAGGATGTGCAAGAACTAGAGCGTCGCGTATCAGGTGCCCGATAAAATGTCTAAGAAGAAGATGCCTCCTGAAGTTCTTGAGGTCTTCAAGAAGAAAGAGGCAAAAAATGAAGATGGTTCAGATATGGATGATAAGACTAAACGTAAGGCTGCATTAGAAAAAGCACGTAGCTATAAACAACAAAAAGCTAAGTGATAGGCTATATTTAACTTAGTTGAATCTGGTTATGCCCTCATATTTACATCTGGCGTATCGCCGTAATGCAAGGGCTGCTGCAAAGAATTACACAGTAAAACCAGCTGATAACCTGGAGCTAGCAAAAAGAGCTAGAGAAGATTTTAGTTTCTTTTGTGAGTATGTAGCTAATAAGCCTCCGGCTGCCCACCACAAGGACTGGCACAGGCACTTTGTGACGGGTGAGGATAGTACATGCCTAAAAGGAATTGCAGGCCCCAACATAGACCTCCTGGGACCTCGCGGTTCAAGTAAGTCGACCACCCTGGGTTTGTTTACCGCATGGGCCATTGGTGTACATACAACTGCCAAGATGCCTCTGCAAATTCTGTACTTGTCATATACGGTTGAAATTGCGCGTCCTAAGTCTGCTGCCATTAAACGTATTATTGAAAGCCGTAAATATCAAGAAGTATTTCCTGCCGTAAGACTTCTTAAGAATGTAACAAGTAATGAGTACTGGTCAGTGGACCATAAATTTGCTGGCATTGAAAGCATCGGTGATGAAATGTTCACCTTATGTGCTGCAGGCTTAAAAGGTTCAGTGACATCCAAGCGATCACACCTTTGCTTAATAGGTGATACATTGGTATTGACAAATCATGGCAACGTTCCAATTGCCACTATTTATGCAAATCCTGCCGCCTACCAAATTGCTACCAGAAATCACACCACAGATCAAGTTGAGTGGAGCAACGTGGCCGCAGTTACAAAACGTAATACCAAAGGAATTATTAGCATTGAAACAGAATGTAGAAATAAAATTCAATGCACTCCCGAACACCCTTTCATTACGGCGGACGGAAGGCAAAAAAGGGCAGGAGATTTTAGTCCGGGGGAAACCATTGTCGGATTATCCGACTGGAGACAAGTTGACACATTGCCTAAGTTGTCAGGGACCCAAGAAACAAACACAGAGAATTTGCACTACGTGTCACAAGGGAACAGGAGGGTTTGTGGTCCAACTCCAATGCCCAGTCTGTCAACAGCAATTTTCAATAGTTTCAAATCGTTTAACACAGCGTCTTTACAAAAAGCCTCAAACAATTTGCTGCAGCCATTCCTGCAGTGGACAAAAAAGAATAACACTAACAAAAAAACCTTGTCGGCATTGTGGCAAACTATTTCAACCTCAGAGTCACTTGTCACAGTGTTGTTCAAAAAAGTGCGCAGATTCTATGCATGCAAACAAAATGCAAGGAACTGGCAACGCAAATTACAAGCATGGTTGTCGGGCTGGCAAATGGAAAAAATTGCGCCTGTTAATTCTTGCAAGAGACTGTTCAATTTGTGTTGGTTGCAACACCTTGGAGCAAAAACAATTATTAAACGGCGGGCAACTGAGGACCAATCTTTGTGTTCACCACATCGACCACAACCCCTTAAACAATATCCCGCAAAATTTAATCACGTTGTGCAGGCAGTGCCATGTAGCACACCATCAAATAACGGACAAAGCTGGGAGGCCGTCACCATTTCCAGAGTTGACTTCCTTAGCGAAAGAGAGGAGTTTGTCTATGACTTAGAAGTCAGTCATAGCAGTCATAATTTCATTGCAAATGGCTTAAATGTCTTGAATTGTTTAATAGACGATTGTATCAAATCTGCGACAGATATAGCCAATCCTGATATACGTAAGTCTATGCAAGATAACTGGAATGCGGTTATCTCACCAACTATGTTTGAAGGTGGAAGAGCAATCTGTCTTGGCACCAGATTTAGACACGATGATATACACGCCACCACATTTAATGAGCAAAATAATTGGCAACAGATTGTATTGTCTGCAATTCAACAAGATCCCAAAACAGGTGATGAGCTTTCCTATTGGCCAGAGATGTGGTCATTGGAATACCTAAAGGAAAAGAAACGGCAAGCACCAGTTGCTTTCTCTTTCCAGTACATGAATCAGATTGTCAGACAAGGTGAGTTGTCCCTGGCACCAGAGCTAATAGTTAAAGCAGAAATTGCAACTGAATTTGATACGCTTGGTATTGGTGTTGATCTATCTGCTGGCATCAAAGAAAAGAATGACTACACAGTAATGATTCTTGGTGGACGCATTGATGACCGTATACACATCATTGATTATCGCCGGATGCGTGTCATGGGCAACCTAGAGAAATTAGATGCATTAAAAGAATTGCTTAATGATTGGTCAATTATTGGTAAAGATGATAACGGTAATTATTTTCCTACCTACGCAACTTGCGATATCTGGTCAGAAGCTGTCCAGTACCAGGCTTCACTCGAAGCTGATTTCAAGAGGATTTGCCTTAATGACGAAGGTCTTCACAACCTCTTGTGGCATCCGGTCAAAGGATTCCGTGCAGATAAGCTGGCACGATTCAGAGGAATTATTGGCATGTTTGAAGAACGAAAAATTATCTTTAACCGTTTCAGGAACTTCACTAATCTCTTCGAGGAACTCACAAACTTCGGAGTAAGTGGCCATGATGACTGTGTCGATGCGTTGGTTTGGTTGGTAAATGGACTTACCAAAAAAGGTAAGCTTCAGTTTGATTACTGACCTTAGAATAGTAACAGAAAGCATTCTATAACGCCGTGGGACCAGAGTACTTGCTGCTAATGATCAGCTTTGCTGTGCCCGCGCTTACTGGTGCTGGGTGGGCAACGAATAAATTGTTGAGTCGTTTTCATGAACGCATCCTTCGTGTAGAAAAACGGATGGACAACACAGACGCCAGCATCAATTCCATGCACCATCGATTGCCCATCGAGTATGTTCTCAAGGTTGATTTCCTAAGAGAAATCCAACAAATGCAAGACAATTTTAAACAGATTAACAATAAGCTTGATAAGCTTATTGAAAAGCTGTAAACAAAATGGACTACACCCTAGAGATCCAAGAGGACGACAACGGTGATTTTTTTATCCAATTCCCAGATGACGTAATAGAAGAACTTGGCTGGGAAGAGGGAGATATCCTTGAGTGGAAACTTAAGGGCAATGGGGTTGTTTTATCAAAACTTAATGATTCAGATCGATATGAGGTAATAGAAGAGTAAGGGTTGATAGAATGAATAAACTAAGGAATAAATAAATGTATTTAAGCGGATACGAGAATGTCCCTGGCGCACCAGGTAATCTTCTTGCTGGTCTCAGTTTTGATATAAACAAAAGCCCAGGTGCTCTTGGCAACCGCGCAGGTGAGCAGTTACAACGTCTCTACAAAGGTGGGACACAACAAAATGAACAGTTGAATGAAGAGTTGAAAAAAAGAGGTCTTATGCCTGGTGCTGGGCCACAGTTGCCCTTGGCTTCAGCAGGCGGAATGCCCCCAATGGGTAACGCAAGCTTCTTCTATGGTCCTCAATACGGACAAGAGCTACAAGGATATGGCGGCAAGTATGTCTCCTAGTATCTGCTAGTATTTGTAAAAGAATATTTTAAAATAAAAATATGGACGCCAAAGCCCGACTTAAAGAAATTGTTGACTCCTACCTTGAAAAAGACGGTGGAGCAAATATTGATACGGGCATTGTTGCGTCCCACGTAGCACAGATGAAACTCTTTGGCATCCGCCAAGGGGTAGAATTTTTTCCTGCTCAAGATAATTTTGGCAATCAACGCAAAGACTTTATAGATCGAGTACTCAAATACAACAGAATGGATACACGCCTGGATTCAATCTGGGAGTATTTCCTTTGTGATGGTCAAGGTCTGTTTTATATCCGCCCAACTGAATCTAATTACAGGCTTTATTACTTTCGTGAACACGAATATCGCTCCTTCTATGGTGTTGACGGGGAGCTAGAAGAAGTTGTTATCATCTATAGCTACAAAGTAAGGCAGGGGACAGGCTTTAGTGATGGCATAAGTGTAACAAATATCACAGGATCTTCAATTACTGGGCCTCAAGGAGCCAAGCGTTACATTCGTTTGTCAATTAAAGCTAACACAATTGAAGAAACTCACAGTGAAGGAGAGATGTCCTTTGAAATGCCCAACTATGCAGTACCTGGGCGCACTCAAAGTTTAAAAAATACACTAGGTTTTATACCTTGTGTTGAAATTTTTAACAATCCCAAGGGTTTCTCTAATGAAGGTGTTGGAGAATTTGATGCATTAGCCAACCATATTGTCACGCACGATGAAATGGTACGCACAATGCGTAAGAATGTGCAGTTTTTTGGTAATCCAACCCTACTTTCCTCCAGGCCTAAGACAGATTTGATGGAATCAGGGTCTGACTCTGTGGTACAACGTCCATCTATTGCAGCAAACTCCGGTTTTACCGGGATGGGTGCGTTAAGCCAGTCAAGATTTAAGTCTGACCCCCTCTCCAGGGGTATGGATGGTCAAATTCGGGTACCAAGGGTGATTGCCAACCTGGAACCCAATGACCGAGTCGGTTATATTGTTCCAGATGCTATCACTGGTGACCAAAATAACTTTGCCCGCCAGTATCGAGAGGAAATACGTACTGCTCTTGGTGGTGTAGACGAACTATCCATTTCTGCAGGCGTAACAGCTACTGAATACAAGTCATTGTTCGGTCGTGTGTCAGCAACATCTAAGAAAAAAGCAAATGCTATTTACACTTATGGGATTTCTCGTTGTTTAGAAATTATTATTTACCAAGAAGAACGTTTGTTCCGTGAAACACTAGCCGCAGCTGCAGGAATTGAAAAACCAATAGAGCCTACCGAAGAAACTCCTCCTGATGAACGTCGCCTTTATGATGCCGCAATGGAAGGTTTTGAGGAAAAAGTAAAGCAGTTCATGATGGCATGTCTTAAGACACAACAAATTCCGCAAGGTGTTCTTGGCCTAGTACCAGATGGCGATATTACAATACAATGGCGTTGGTTAGGACCTGTTTATGAAGATTCAACACAAGATGTTTTAAACAATTCTATTGTGGTACGTAACCTCCAAGAGTTAGGTGTTGATAGTATTGAAGCACTGAAGTACCTCTTCCCGTCAAAAACGGATGAGGAGCGGGCCGCGATGTTATCGGGGTTCCCGTTCAGAATGGTGGGTGAATTGCAGAGTGCATACTCTCAATTTGCCAAGTTGGTGGGGGGCATGATGCAGACCCCTCATCCACAATCACCAGATTTACCGATGGCCGCAGACCCTCGTCTCGACCTCACACCTTATCTGTATCGCACATTAGAAGCATTACAAAAGGAGATGAGTTATGCAGGACGCTACCGTCCAATCGATCCCACAGATGAGCCCAGTACAGGCAGCAGTAGCTCCAAGCAGCTACGTGGCGGTACCGGCTCCTCAAGCTCCGGCACCGGCTTACCAGGGACCGATCAATTACCAGGTGGGTACCAGCTACCCCCAAGCGGTTCCTCAGGTGACTACCAGTTACCAATCAAGCCCTACTCAGTACGCCCCCCAATCCCAACAAGTGGCTCCCCAGAGCAGCCCATGGGAATCGGCGTTCAACAAAGTAGTGGGACTGCTGAGCGCACCAGTCCAATCCCCGTTCCAGGGTCAACCCTCGGCTCCGACACAACAGTACGCCCCGGCCAATTATGGTCAGGTGCCCAGCGCCCAACCTACGCCCAACTGGGAGACGCAGACCTCGTATCCCAACCAGGTATCCTCGCCCAATTATTCCCAAACTTCTTCGAGTCCCTCACTAGCAGAAGTAGCGGATTACCTCAACCTGAGCAACGAAAGCCGTCAGGTGATCGACGCGTTCGGGGTAGAGGCACCAGCCGTCCTAAATAACTATGCTCTCCAGCTTGAAACAATGCTGGATAGTGCCGTTAACTGGGGCCAAAAAGCCCAGGATGTTATTACTGGCTATGCTCAATTCAGCGTGAACGAGCATCAAGAGAATCTCGCTTATAACGAAATCCTCACTAACCCTGATGTACTGAGTGACTACACCCTGAAGTTCTTCGGTCCAGAAGGTCCTTATCCCGTATATGAAAGTGAGGCTCAATTGGAAACTCCTGGTTATCGCACTGAGCAAGTGAACCCCAGCTATGGGAACTTCCCTGCTCCCCCCGCTGCTTCTGCTCCTCAACAACCCCAAAACTTCTGGGGTGGTTTTAACGAAGCAATGGCACGTGATCCCCAAAATGCTTGGCGCATTCTGAACCAAGCTCAGCCTGGCACTGTTGCAAACAAACTGTTTGTGATGGAGTAAGGCAATGATGGGTCAAATGGGTAACAGAATAAGGCAAGCAGGTGAGGAACTGTCTGGGGCTCTTGCTGGTAAGTATGCTCCTCTAATTGGCGCCCTTGGTGGCGCCGCCATTGGTGCTGGTGGTTCTGTCCTTGGTAACGTAGTAAATGACCAGGTCGATAAAAAAGGTCCTGGTCGAATTGCGTTAGAAGCATTGGGTGCAGGTGGCTTAGCAGCTATCCCTGGCTTTGCTGGTGGAAGACTGGCTAAGCAACAACAAGTACTCAATAAAACAGGTGTAGCACTAGGCCCACTTGAGAAAGCTCTATATACAGCAGGGCAGGCTTCAGCTCCTTTGAGTAGTGTCGCTTATGGCGGCCTTGGTGGATTAGTTGGTGGCGGTGTTGCAAATGCCGCTGGCATGGTTGGTATTCCAGGCATGCAATCTAACTATGTTGACCCTGAGGGTTATGGTTCAAGTAATTCTCAAATGGCGCGTCCTATGTACAAGCAGACTACGGCATCAGCACCCACAAGGTATTATAGCTAACAGCTAAATTAATACCTGCTAAACTTTATACAGATAAGACATCTACGTGTCTTTATCTTTCACCGTTAAATTTCTTACGACACCGGAGGATAAAACCAAGTGTTTATTGATAGCTAGTTCAGATCCTGGTAGGTGTGTCCTTTTAGGATTTGGTAAATAGCTACGTGATTACAGTTAAATTTTTTAGCAATCTTTCTATAAGAAAGGCCTGCTTCTTTAAGCGATTTAATTTGTACCACGTCTGCCGAAGAAAACTTTCTTAAAGATTTTTTCGGTTTCCCTTTACTGGCAAAACCGTTGTTCTTGTAGCAACCAGTCTCCCAAGCCCTAAGTAAGTTTTCTTGTTTAGTTACGACCTCAAGATTATCAACACAGTTATTACGCTTGTTGTTGTCCTTGTGATCGACCTGAAGTGAAAAATTATGAATGCCGTGAGACTCAAGGTTTAAATCAAGAAAAGCAACAGCCATTAAGACATGCAAATGAAAGCGTTTTCTTTTTCCATTAACAAGAATTGAAACTCTGTCATATGCACTGGTTGAGCTGATTGGAAGAGGTATAAATTCTTCCTTATTGTTTGAGTCAAGTTTTTTCTCAAACGCCCTGCCCTCCCTGGTCAAGTAAAGGTTACCAAATCCTAATACAAGTTTGGGTTCCATGTTGTTGATAAACAATTTCCCAAACTATAACATACCTCAACTGAACGCTCAGCGTTGTCACCTCACCGAGCAATCGATGAGTGAAAACCGGATGAATTCAGGGAAACCCTAACGTAAAGCCGAGGGCAATCCTGAGCCAAGCCAATCAAGTTCGTGATTGGAAGGTGCAGAGACTACTGGGGGTAACACGCTCTTGTTACGTAATACCAGATTTAGCGTCCGGCATCCCACGTGGATGAAGAGATAGTCCACCCCCTTAAGAGATTAAGGACCAGGAGAACGATTTTCCGAAGATTCTTGGTGCCGAACTGTATCGGCCCCACCCCGCATACATTTGCGAAATGGCTGTTGAGCCCGTGGTGGTCCATGACTTCACCCGCCAACCTGGCCAAACCGTTCAACTAGATCGCTATAAGTTCTGGGGTACTCCTGGTACTAAGGACAGCCGCGAACGGATTTCCGATCAAACCATCGGTACCGCCAATAGCCGTAACATCACCAAGGAAAAAGTCCTTGTGGTGCTTAAGGAATACACTGGTCCCGCTGACCCGTCTGATCCTACCCAACCTTCGACCTTTAAGATTGCACGGGAAACCCTGATTACCGCCCAACGTCTCCTTCTGGATACAGGTAATCTGAATATGTTCCACCAGTCCATTGGTTCACTGACCCTCTTGGACGACTACCGCCGGTGGCGCGACCGTGTGTTTATTGACGAACTTGCCAAGGCAGAAGCCAATGGTGAAGCTTCTACCACCCAAGGTGGTTACTACTTCCCTGCTGGTAAGACCAAGAACGCCTCTGGTCAAATTGCTTACACCACTGCTGAGTACGCAGCACAAGTTCAGCAATTCCACGTTTCAACTGACTTGTTGAACGTTGTTAAGGATCTACGCAAGCGTAACGTTCCTACCTTCTCTGATGGTCTGTATCGTTGCATTTGCGATCCTACTTTCATGATGCACCTGCGTCGTGACGCTGACTTCCGTGAAATCGCCCGTTACTCTGGTAACCCTGGTCAAGGCATGTACATGGGTAACCCCATGATGCCTAACAACGCTAGCTTCTATCAAGGTCCCCAAGCTGGTCAAGGTTACTTCCTTGCTGGCGAACCTGTGATGCCTACTGGCGTTCAGTTTGAAGGTGTGAAGTTCTACGAATCAACCAACTTCCCCACCAAGACCATTGCCGCTAGTTTCACTGATAGCCCCTCTTACACCAACCAAGAAGTTGCCCAAGGTTTCTTCTTTGGTCCCCAAGCAATTGGCGTTGGCGTTGGTGGTCCTAATGCTCAAGTTCTCATTAACAACAATGATGACTTTAGCCGCTTCATCATCTTGATCTGGCAACTGTATGCTGGTTTTGAAATCCTCAACAAGGACTTTGTTACCAACGGTTACAGTTTTGTCAGCGATGATGGCATTCTTTGATATCAATAAGTAAACCAACAAGGAGAGATAAATGACCTACCTGTCTACTAAAAAGATCTACCCCGGTAACTGGGTAGAAGCCCTCAACGGCTGGTACAAAAACATTGATACCACCGGCGGCACCACCGTTAATGCTTCCAAGGATGGCCCCACATCCGTTCTTGCTATTCCCGGCTGGCGTTATTTTCAACAACGTGGCTATGTGCCCGTAACCTGGGCATCAGGTACCGCTACCACTTATGGTCAAACCATGAGTGTGATTATTCCTTCCCCTTACCGTCAAGATGACACTCGTCCTGACATCACTGGGATGGTGATCAGCGGTGACACTACGCAATCTGCCTACGTTTATCGTTCTGCAATCTCTATTGCCTCTGGCTGGGGTGATGGCCGCGTATCTTCTGGTGTTTATGCCACCACTGGTACGGTGATTGCATTCGGTCGTGACAATGCTGGTAGCCCCGTAGCTGCTTCAGGTGAGCCTGCAGCTGCTGCTGTGCTTAGCTCTACTGTTTCAGGTGATGCCTCCACCAAAATCTTCTTCTCTGGAGGCACTCAAGCACTGAGTTCAACGCCATTGCTCATCACCTCTGGTACTCCAACCGTTACGGGAGCATGTGTTGCACTGACCACTGGTACTACCTTTAAGGTATATGCCAAGGGTTCTGCTGCAGCTACTTCTGCCACTGGTGGTGTATACCTATCCGATGCTGACGTTGCTGCTGGCCTCACTGGTTATATCTTGGTTGAAGCTTGCTTTATCGTTCCTGATAACGCCCCTCAGTACGATGACATTGAAGCTTATCTGCCTAACCGCACCGTAAGCTGATTAGGTTAAACTAATACCAGAACTTCTGGTGTCTATGCTTTACCAACACACAAAAACCGGTGCACGGGTCAAGGTTATTAGTGAATGGGATAACGGCGATTGGTTCCTGGTCGAAGATCAAGACAGTCGCCTTTTTACCGTTTACAAAAGCGAGATCAAGCCCGATGAGTCTGCCACTAAAACGGTTAAGACTCTACAAGTAAAAGATAAAGCAGCAGCAGAAGAACCCCGTAGTTTCCCGCCCGAAACTCGCCTTAATATAAATTCAGCAACACCACAAATGATTGCTGATCATATTAAGGGAATTGGTCTCAAGACTGCACGGGAAATTAAGGATATACAGATGAGTCTTTCCGGTGAAAGATTTAGTAACTTAGAACAGTTAAAGCAAGTGCGTCGGGTTGATTGGGATTCTGTCTTTGCTGCTAATCTGGTACGTGTGTGATATAAGCCCTGCTTCGGCAGGGTTTTTTATTTTAGAATAGTAATAAAATATTTATATGACTACCATTCGCTCAGGCTTTACTGGTCCCTCTAAAAAAATAGGCGGCTCTACTGATTATCATATTGATCTTAAACTTTTAAATTCGTTACCCCTTGCAGAACGAGTAAAAGTTTTTGATACTCTTGCTGAACGATACGGGCAAAATAAAAGAAACATTGAATTTTCTAATCCCGGCGTTTCAGGTAATATTTATAATCCCAATGTACCTTTTTCAGAACGAGCAGCTCTGCTTCAAAGAGCAGCTGGAGCACATGCACCCTCGTCTGCATCTTTTAGTTCTTATGATTTCTACGTTCCTTTTCAAGGTCAGTCTAGATTTAAAAAAGGAGCTGTAGAAGATGCTTCTATTTATATTCCTACGGTTGCAGGAGGAAGCGTAAAGCGTGGTTCTGGGGGAGGGTATGGATATTATTCAGAAGCACTAGATCCATCGGGAAAAGTTTTATACCGTGTAGGTCACGGTAATGTTGATCGTCCAGAAAAAGACGGGGGTTTACTTGTTCCAAAAGTTCCTGAATTACCTTCTTCCGAGTCTCAAATTGCGCTTGATCAGCGTGTACAAGGACAGAAAGAAGGCGCAAATGCTGTGGCAGATTTAATGCAAAAACTTTTATATGGTGAACCAAAAGAAGAAACCGGTATGTTTGGTGAAAAATTAAACAGTATGATTGCAGGCAGAATAAATAGCAATAGAGCTTTTGTTAATGAATTTTTGCAATACAATCCTTACATACAAGGAAAGCAACAGGCAACAACAGATTTTCTTTCTGGCATGCTTGGATAGTTACTTGACTTATAATAAAAAAATGAGGATAACACAAAGTGCAATTATCTGATTTTGACAAAAGTAGAGTAAGGTATCATCTAGGGTATTTTACGGTTTCTGTTCCAGCGGGTGACTATGCCCGCCTGGAGGAGTCCCTTAATACTGTTCCTGATTCTTTCTTTTACGATAAGATCATTATTCAGATTGGTCGCTGTGATACAGCTGAGAAAAAAACTGAGGTAGCCTCATCGCCTTCTACTAGAATTGAAAGTATTCTTGGTGACGTTGATCGTACAATTCGATCAAGTAATGCCAAGGAAGCTCTCAAGGTATGGGACGAAGTATACTTATACGAAACCAATCGTTTGGCCATGATTCTTTATGTGCCAAACTATAAAGATCCCTTCCAAGCTCGTTATCGGTACGAGCGCTCAGGTGCTGAATTTATTCAAGCACTCCCTGGTCCCGCTGATACTGCTGTTGGTAGCCGTATTTGGTTACATCTAAATCATAGGTGAAAACAATGAACCCATTTCAACAACTATTACAACAAGCAGGAAAGTTAGGCATTGGCTTTAAAGCTCAACAATTTGCCAAACCTATTGCTGATGCAGTAACTAATCCAAATACATATCGACAACTAGCAAACGCAGCTGAACAAACTCTTGGTAAATCATTGCCAGCTGAGTTTCGTGGTATTAACTTTGGTAATATACCAGCGCGAGCAACTGGCTATATAAACGATGTGGCTCAGATGGTGCCCGGTGCCGCAAGAGATATTAAATCAGGTGCCGTACAAGGAATGTTGGATTCCATAGTAGGTCGTAGTCCTCGCCCAACAGGATTAATGCAAGGCAGAATGCCTGTTGCTAGGCCCCTTAATCCCCCCGCATTCTTTCAACAAATTGGTGCCCCTGATCCTTATGCACAAAACTATGAGCTTACCCGCCAACTTATAAAAAATACGGGTGGAAAAACATTAGCAGATGTAGCTGAAAGATTAGCTACTCCATCACGAAACGTAGGAGATTTGTTTGAAGGTTTAGGCGGTCAAGCACAAAATTTACAACGTCAAGTACAATCTGGTCTTCAAACTAAAGTTGGACAAGTTGGTAGTATTTACAAAAATCTTCAGGGGCTTGGGCCAACCGCTCTTAATCCTTTAGAAACACGAACACCAACAACTTTACTTGGAAAAGTAGGTAAGACGTTTAACCCGCTTAATCCAGCTAATATTGGTGGAATGGCAGCGGGTGGTTTAATATCTGGTTTATTTTCTGAAAATGACCCAAATAAAGGTAATGCAGAACTCTTTGCTGGAATGCCTGGTCTGCTTCCAAAAATTGCAGCAACAACAATATTGGGTGCTACTCCTGCTGGTGTTTCTAATGAACAAGAAGCAAATTTAATTCGTCAATCAAATGCACGAAGTCAATTTGGAAAAAATTATAAAGTAAACGGTATTGAATATGATGTAAAAACAGGACGTGCAATAAACCCACCTGCCAATGTATT